CTCCAAAACTCGGTGATGAACGTGATGAGGTTGACGCGCAATTCATCGAGGGCGTTGGGCTCTACGACAAACTCTTTACCCAAAAGCGCCTCGATGTACGCTGCGCGGTACCAGTTCGGTTGAACCGGTAGTTCCGCATGACGGCAGAGCTGGTAGAGCTCCGTGCGGTTCATGTGAGCGAAGAGTTCATAGAGCTCTTGCGTGGAGGAATCGAGCGATGGGTCCATCTTCGTCTTCGTTCCAGGCCCAGACTTCTGTGAAGGGGTCCTGATTCGGAAGGGTTACGGTTTTCGCACTTGAGATAGCAAAGTTTTGAGCGTCGTTACACCCGGCTGTTTTGGCGATGATATCTTCGAGTAACTTCACTCTATTGGACGCATCATTGCTCTTATGCCGAGCTACCTTCGTGGATTTCAGCCAGCGCTCGTTGTAAAGCTCTTCTTCGCGGAAGTGAAGTAGAAGAAGCACCTCGTACTCCACATTGGGGCGAAAGAACGCCAAGAAGTCAGGGTGGTTTTTTCCTAGAAACCCCTGCACTTCGTTCTTGAAACGCTCCCCCTCTTTGGTCAGTTTACGGAAGCGCCCGCGGGTAAAGTACGCGTGGTTGGTCGACGGGGGAAAGAGGGGAAGGCAGACGTACATCATGGGGGTGTCAAGCGTCGGAGTCCCCGGCGTCCTTGGTCCATGTTGGTCATTTCGACGTTCTGCCCCCGAAGGGTTACCTGGCGGCTCAGTCCCTTGGCGTAGCGCTCGAGCGCCTCCAAGATGGCGGTGATTTGCTTGTTGGCAACTTCGAGGTCCTGTTCAAGCTTCAGAAGTTCCCGAAAGCGCGGCTGTTCCTTGACCAAGTCTCTCAGAACGGTTTCGGCAGGTTTCGGACGCTTACCGAGGGCCACTTCATTGCGTATGGTGGCGCGTAGGTCGACCCCGATGATGTCCATTTCATTGCGTATGGTGATGAGCCGCCCTTCGATCTCCGCCTTGGCGCAGCTCGTGTACTCGAACCAGCAATCCACCTGGCCCATCAGGATGGAATAGGCGTCGCCTTCGAGGCGGGTGTATTGATCGGGATGAATGAGTGGGCGAGGAAAAGGGGGACGGCCCGGGGGGTCGAACCCCTTCATGGACAATTCCATGAACACGTCGTCGTAGCTATCCCATGTCGCGTGTGCAGCGGCTTCTTGCTGTTGCCCCAAGCCGATGTTGCCGCCTACGTGCAGCGTCATGTCAGCCTCCTAGGTACGAGAGAACGTTTGCGGCTTTGCGCGTGCCGGGTATAGGCCGGTTCGCAGGGCCGTTCGAAGGGGCACCATGTGCAGTGGCGCCCTTCTTCTCGATCGGGAAGTTGGTTCTGGGACGCAAGTAAGTGAATGTGCTTGGCCCGGCTGTCCATAAAGTTCCAAGCGTTGACGTCGAAGGGGATGAGCCAGGGGGTCTTTGGGGGTGTGTAGTTGCTGTTCGACTTGTTGTAATAAAGGATCCACGTCAGCGGAACATCGAGTAATCGCTGATACAGAGACACCTGCTGTACGTGGTCTTTATCCGGCTGCTTGATCTTGTCGTACTCCGGGGCGCTCTTGGTTTTGATCTCGAGCAGGATGCGCAAGTAAATATTTTCTTCCTGGTCGTAGAACGTGAAGAGGCCGTCGGCGCTGGACTGGTAAAGATACTGGGCGGCCAGGGCACTGGTTGTGGCGTCGATGCGTAGCTCGTGCTCGAACACGAGCTTGCCGCCCGTGTTGAAGCACATACGCTGGAAGTCGTCTTGCAGCAGTGCGTGCACCATGTGCCCCATGTCGAAGCGCATCTGCATGTTGACGTCCGCATCTTCTTCATTGACGGTCTCTGCGCATTTATCAACGAGTAGGCCGCGTGCCGACTGCAATGGCACAATTCAGACGCGTGAAGCCCCGGAGCACGGTCTTCGTCTCCGGGGATGAATGCATTCACCGTACGCCGGCGTTTGCGCTGCGACTTGTAGTGTTCGAAGATACCCTTTAGTGCGGCCACATGGGCGAGCAGGGGCTTCCAGTCGTTGAGGGGGTCGTAGAGGTCATTGATCGTTACGAGACGGGGCACCGCTTACCTGCTTCCAGTGTTCATAGGGGACCAGGATCCACTGGTCGTCAACGTGCAGCGTCGACCGGTTGGTAAAGTTAATCTGGAAAAGGGGAACCTCACCGAGCGCACACTCAGAACGAATCTTGTCGAGGTCGGCTCTCTCCACCCTTATCCCCTTGGTGAAGGCGGTTTTATTCTCGATGCGGTACTTGCCCTTGACGCGGCCATCCCCTTTGCGCCAGGAGAGCGCCCCCGACCCCCGTTGACGGTGCCCGCCCATGTCCGCGGCTACCGCTTCTTCTTGCTTCATGGTCGCGCGCTTGACGCGCTTCGCGCTGGGCAGGGGGGGAAGCACGCTGGGAGCAAGGAGGGGCACGTTGATGGGGCGCTCCGAGGTCATCGCCTCGAACAACCCATCGTAGTTACCCGTCCACACGCCCACCGCATTACCCACGGAGAACTGCCAGTTCATTCGTTCGGGCGTCAGCGTAATGGGAAGGATCTTCAGCGATACAAGCATTGCACACCCGCTGACGCGAAGACTTCGCGTCTAACAAAGAACTCAAAGTTGACGTTACCCATCAAGTGCATACGCAGGTCATTTTCCGTAGGGTACTTGGTGCCCTCCAGGGGTTGCCGTGTCTGCCAATTGGTGACCATGAAGTAGCCACCGAAATTGGTGATGACACCACGGTGCGCCGCGGAGCGAATCAAGTCGCCATACATGTCGGTACCAAAGAGGTCGTAGTAGTACCGAAACTCTCCCGTGATGTTCTCGTGGGTTCCCGCTTTGCCCTTGAGGGTTTTGTAGTGGACCTCCTTTCCTATCGCGACCTTGTTGTTATCGTTAATCTTCGCGCCGCTCCAGAGCACGACGTCGATGAGTTTGAAGTGCTTGCTGGCTTCGCCCCCTTTGACCTCCCAGTCCTGGATGTACTTCTGCATAGGACTTGGGGCGCTGCCCTTGCTCTGATTGGCTACGACCTGCTGCACCATCATTAAGGTGGTGTTGTTGGTACCCCGGCGCGTCGTGGGTACGTAGTTCAACCAGAACTGCTTCATTAAAAACGCGTGGGCGCCGCGTTTGGCGAACTCATCGAGGTCTTTTTCTGCATCGGCCTGAGGTTGCAGCGAGGAAATGCTGTCGATGGCGACGATGTTACAAACGCTGCGTGACGTGAGGCCCAGAACTCCTTCGAGAATCTTCTCGCCGGTATCCCCCTGGATGGTTTCAATGTGCCCAACCTGCCGCTTCCAAAAGTCGATCTCTGTGGAAGAGAGCTGGGGGTAACCTCGCTGGTGGCGGATCTCGTTCCAGTTGTTGAGCACATTGTCGGGCACGGCGATGTAGCAGCCGACCTTTCGAATCCATTCAAAGTCCATGGCGCCCTCGGTATGGGCGATGGCCCCAATGAAATCATCGCCATAGATGCGTTGTTGCATGGCGAACATACGCCAGAGCAACCAGCTCTTGCCCGACCCGTAGGGCCCCGAAAGCATGGCGCCCCCACCGGCGGGAAACCCGCCCCCGAGGGCGATGTCGAGCTCGATGATGCCCGTGGGTCGTCGGAGCAAGTAAGGGCTTTCCAGGTCCTCTGCACTGACGAAAGTTTCGGGGTTCTTTTGGCGGAGCGCGTTGATCTCGCGCATCTTCTCCGCGTAGGACTTGTCCGTAACGCGGGTGAAGGTCTCGGTAGGGCTGAGCGCGCTCATGGAGGCCAGTGCTCCTTGGGGAGCAACCCCGGCGCTGACCTCGGAGGTCATCGCTACGGAAACGGTAGCGATCTTGGGCTGCGCTTTACCCTTGGCTTTCTTATCGTTGGGGGCGGGGTCTACTACGGTCTTTTTCTTTGCTGGCATGATTCTTTCTCAAAGGGTTCCGTGCCGTGCTTCGGGCACTGAAGGACCGAACCGTGCTTCTCGAGCGGGCCGCCACACTTAGGGCAACCCGCGTTCGCTACCTTCTCCCGCTGCTCCTGATCTACCCGTTCATCAACGCCGAGCTTCTCCATAACCGGTCTCCTTGAGCACCGCGCGAAGCCGCGCGGACTTGGAGAAGCATACGCGAATTTGAAGGTCGACGAACCGTTGGGTTTGCGTTTGCTTACGGCGCCCCTCCTTACCCGCGAGGTAAGTCAGAGAAACCGTACGCTGAACGCGCGAGGTGTAGACGCGCAGCGTGCCTAAGCCCGGTACGACGACGGTGCCTTGATGCACCAGTTGATCGAGCAGCGCATCGTACAAGGCGTCGGTGATGCTTGAGACACGCTTTCGGGACAGACCGAGGCGCTGCGCAACCAATGCGTCGAGGGCCAGCTTGTAGGTCTGACTCATTAGCCCTTGGCCTCGCCCCAGCTATCCCCCGAGCCACCCTCTGCAACGAGGGGGCAAAGAAGTTCTTCACTGAAGGGATGTTCCATTATCTCCTGGATGTTGGACATGGCAAAAGGCACGTATTCGGTACGGCACTCAAAGACGAGTTCGTCATGCACTTGCAGAACGGTGTGACAGTCGTATTCCCGATCAAGGGCCAGGGTATCAATGCTTAATTGTGCCATCATGGTGATGTCGGCCGCGCTGCCCTGTATGACAGTGTTCACCGCAAGGCGCTCCCCTTGTGCTCGCTCCACTTTATTGGACGACATGATCATGGGGATGTTGCGTCTACGACCGAGAATGGTGAAGGCGAAGCCTGAGGCGCGTCCTTCTTCCACCGTTTCGGTCATGAAGCGTTCCACGGCGGGATAGGTGCCCTTGTACTTCGCTATCTTGTCCTTGGCAGCTTGAACGGTGATGCCGAGGTCGTTCGCTAATTTGTTTGGGCCCATACCATAATTGAGCCCGAAGCCGATCGATTTTGCCCCAGTGCGGTCTTCGGCGCATGCATGCAGGTACTCTTCGAGCGTGCTGCCATAAAGGGTGGCCCGCGTCAGAACACCGGGAAGTACGGTCTCCGCTTCTTGTGCAGCATCGGTCGGCGACAACTTGGCGATCTTCTTGAGTAACCCCTTGGCTTCATTGATGTCGTCGTAGGACTTGCCGAACATCAGGGAGGCGTTACCGGCGTGGATATCCCATCCGCGCAAGAAGACGCCGACCATGGTTTGTTCTTGGGCAGCGGCGGCGAGCAGACGCATTTCCAGTTGCGAGTAATCAAAGCCGATGACGGTGTAACCGGGGTCCGTAATGAACGCCTTACGTAGGTTCCACTGATCATTCTCAGGGCGAGGTATGTTCTGAAGGTTAGGGTCACTTGAACTTATACGCCCTGTACGCGGTGTTTGATTGAAGCTCGAATGAATACGGTCGTAGGTGTCCACTAGCGCATCCAAGCCCACGATGTACGTGCCGTGCAGCTTTTCGTACTCGCGTTTTTGAATTATCAGCCCGACGACAGGGTCATCGTGTCGATAATGCTCGAGGCTGTCCGCATCCCACGACGGTCGGCGTATGCCGGACTTTCCCCCACTCGTCCACTTCAGAGGCGTTAGCCCTGTGCTATCCATATACTTGCCTACTTGGATGGATGAATTGGGGTTAAGAGCGAAGCCGGCGCGCATGGTGATCTCGCGCTCGATCTCCGCAATCTTCTTCTCCGCTTCGGGGCGGGCCGCTGCAAACTGCGCGCGGTTGACTTTGATACCCCGGCGCTCCATTTTCCAAAGCGACCGTGTGAAGGGAGATGCCACCTTGGTGAAGTAATCCCACAAGGTTTCGATGTACGGCGGCTTGCGGATGAATAGCGAGTACGTGCGCTCGCTTTGAAGTTTTGCGCGTAGAGATTCGAAGACTTTGAGCGTTCCCCACGCGTCGTTGGCCGCGTACTCTACGAGCAGCCCGAAGTTTTCCCGTTCCGCTTTTTCAATCAGCTGCGCGGGGGATTGCTTCGCATTGATCCTACCGAACTGATCCTGGAAGTCGGCCCAGGTCCAATTGAGAAGATGCTTCGCGATGAACTTGAGCTTGTGCGACAATTGATCGTAAAGCAGGGAATGCATGACCTGGACGCAGTACCACTTGCCAACGAGCGTGTGCCCGAAGTTGGCCAGGATGTGCATGTCGTACTTGGCGTTCGCCAAGATCCAGGTGATGTTTGGGTTTTGAAAGCAAGGGGTAAAGAGTGGCAACAGGTCTGCGTGCAGGGTGGCGCGTTGCTTACCCCAAGCCAGCGACCAATAAAGTGGTACGTCTTTCCAGCGAATGAGCCCGGTGGTCTCTGTATCGATGGCGACCTCACGCGTGTTGTACACCTCGCGAATAACCCGTTGAATTTCATCGGGGTGTGTAATGGGTCGTGTGGGGAGCGTAGCGTAAGGATGCCCGATGTATTGGGCGGTCGGTAAATCGGTGTTCCACATGCAAAGGCGCTTTCAAAGTAGAACGTTTGCGCCCGCGTCCCCGAAACGCGGGCGCCAAAACGCGCGGGTTACTGACCCTGCTGCCCGGAGAAGGGGGGCCAGCCGGGCAGGTTCATAGAGGGGGGCGAGAAGGCGGGCTGTGCCTGTGAAGCGGGCCAGATGGGCATTCCCCCGTTTGGCATAGCGGGCGCTGCCATCGATGCGGGGGGCGTTGGCATCAGGGGTTGCTGCGCAAAGGTTGGCGGGGTGAAGACGGGGTACGGCGCCGGTGCGGCAGGCATCGCGGTCTGCATGGGGGGATTGAAGGTTGGGTACGCGACCGGTACCTGCGTCTGGGAGGCAGGGCCCTTAGGAATGCCCCAAAGCTTGCGCTGTTCTTCGAGGGGCGTCGGCGCGAACTTCGCATCGAGGCGCAACGGTTTGATGTTGGCCGCCGTCGCTGCGTCCACTTGAATTGGTCGCGGGTTCGATCGGTTGGTGGGCAACAACGCGGTCTGGTTGTTCTTACCCGTAGGGATCGCCGTGAGCTCGAGGTCTTCATCGAAGAGCGTCGCGCGCTGGGGCGTCAGGTTGTACTGAGCGCACGCACGGCACGACAAGACCTCACGAACGAAGAGCACTTGCCCGCAGAGGGCGCAGCCGTAGGGTGCGTTCAGCTTTTTGGTCTGCTCTGCATTCAAGGTTGTCGTGCGCAGGTCGACAACCAGTGCGCCACACGAGGGGTTACCGCACATCTTGGCCGTGCAGATGATGGAGGCTTGGCTACCGCACGTTACACAATCTGTGCAGATGGTTTGGTCCATGTAGCCAAAGAGTTGTTCCTTGTGCATGGCGAACATCGGCCAGGGGATTAGATTTCCGATTTTGTACTCGTACTGGCCGACCCGTTGGTCATTGGGCGCTACGGGAACCCAGTCGTAGTACGGCTGTCCCGTTGAGGGGTTTCTGGCGTCGCTCGGAAGTTTGCACCACAGACCGTAGTCGTACCAAGTAAAGCCGAACTGCGGGGTGTTCGACATGTACTTACCACGATCTTCTTTTCCAGAGCCCCAGTACATGTCACATCCAAGGCAAGGCTCACGACGATTCTTGTCCATGCGCAGAGGCCCTGCGCAGCACACCGCCGTCTTTTTACTCGTGGGGTGACGGTGTACGTAAAAGGGGAAGTACTCGAGCGTCTCCTCTACAATCGTGTTGTCCTCGAGCACGTAGGGGACGACGTACTTTCCCGGGATGAAGCGACCCATGCGTGGATGATCCGGGAGGCGGAACGTATCCTTCCAGTAGGGGCCTCCCCCGCCAGCCTTCCGCGATTCCCGTGACTCCGCCTCACACTGCTTACGGTAGTGCTCCCGTTGATTCGCCGTGCCACCCCCGAAGGGCGTGACATGCGTCAAATCCCGCGGGTCTTTTCCAAATGCTGCCATACGTTCTCCTCTGGCCCTTTAGGCGTTACTTACAGGGACTGTGCCCTCTTTTTTGTTAAGCCAAGTGCTGTACGGTACGGCGTCGAAGAGCTGTTCCCAGACTTCTTCCGCCGTTAAGTTATCGGGTTGGGCATCTTCGTCATCGAGCAAACGGGGTGGGTATTCAATGACGTGGGCGTTGAGAGTGCTTCCCAGGGAGGGGCCGTCGTAGCGGCGGTACGCGCGCATTAGTTCCTCCCCGGGGTCTTGGTGAAAGCGGATCTGGTAGGGGTCCACGGCGTAGCGCTTTGTTTGCTGAAGAACTTGCCCGGCGTTGTACGTGCCACGGATTCCCGCGGCGTTGTTATCGAGGAAGAAGTACACTTTCCCGCCAAACTTTTCAATCAGCCAGCGGTGCTCCCAGGAGAAGTAAGAGCCCATCAAGCCGATCACATTCTTGATGCCGGCTTGCCAGACCCACATGCACGCTTTGTATCCTTCTACAACAACCAAAAAGCTATGCTCGGGTCTGTGCACAAGGAGAGAAGGAAGCACGTTATGCAAGTTGTAAAGGACCTTGCGTCGATCCCAGGGGCCGCGCTCGGGTAGACCCCACAAGAGGTATTCCTTGTTGTAGATTTTGTAGCGGGGGCGCACATCCTTGTGGAGCGTACGTCCGTTGATACCCACGAGGCGCCCGAGGGTATCGCGAATGGGGTACGTGATGCGGTCGTGCCAATGGTCAAAGCCGACGTCGAAGTAGCGCAGCGTTTCTTCCTTGAACCCGGCCATTAGAAGTGAAGGGATGGTGTATCCATCAAAAAAGCCAAGGGCGCCTTCAGGCAGAGGCGCCAGGCTGTAGACCCCCGGGTCGAGGGGGTCAGGCCCCGGGGGGGTTGTACGCCGCGCGGCCTCGATGAGGTCTTTGTACTGAAGGTCGATGAGCTGATGGGAAACGCCTACCCCGCGCAAAAAGGTGAGCAGGTTTCCCTTGGCGTGACAGGAGTGGCAGAAGTAAACGCCGTTCAGGATGTTCATCGCGAAGGACGCGGTGGCATCATCATGAAACGGGCACAGGGCCATCACGTTCTCCGAACCGGAGGGCCGTACGTTCTCGAGGAACTTGTAAGCGATATCCAGAATCTCGGAGTGAACGTCGTAGGTCAATGAACCATCCCCGCGACCTCAGCTGCCCCCTTAGAAATCTCAGCGGATTCTTGTTTATTTATTAGAGGGCGTGGAGGCTTAACAGCAGAAGCTTGCTTTGACTGCGCTTCGGTTTTCAGGACCGCTTGCGCTTCCTTGTCGGATAGTTCGCCGTAGTAAGAAAAGTTGTGGGCGGGCATTCCGTGGATACGAAAACCGGAGAGCTTATAGCGTCGACATGCGCCCCCCATAACGAGGGCCAGCGTGTTGGCTCCCTTCTTCCACTCATTGATAACGCGAATGAGCATGGTGGCGTCTTGGCCAAGGGAGTCGGAGAACGCGACCTCTTCCGTGTTGGCGTCTTCATTCTTCGCGGCGTCCCGGTTGGCTTGAACGCTGGCGATGACGGGTATTTTCATATGAAGCACCACCTGCCGTAGGGCGCGGCTGATGTTGGCAACCCGCTCGTTAGGTTTCTTCGAACCGTGCAGGTCACTCATGAGGTACATGCCGTCGACGAATACAATGTGCGGTTTGTAGCGATCGATCTTCGATTCGAGCCACGCGACGGTGTCCTGTCCAGGACGAACGTCTTGTGCCGAAAGGCATACGAAGGTCATGCGCTGTTTTAGAAGGCGCAACGAGTCGGCCACACAGTAGAAGCTATCGCGTTCTTCAGGCGTTAGACGCCCTGCGGTGAAGCGCTCGTAATCAACTCCAGCCATGGTGCAGCCGATGCGTTCGAAGATCTCATCGGCGTCCATTTCCTTAGAGTAAATGAGAATGCGATAGGCAGGGTCGAGATCGATGATGAAGGCGGCGAGGTAACAAATGATCCAGCTCTTCATCGACTTCGGGCGTCCGTAGACGATGATGTAGTCGGTGCTTCGAATACCGAGCGTCGCCTTTTGAAGAGGTTCCCAAGGCCAGGGGCATACGGAAACCCGTTCCCCACGTGCCGCGGCTAAATAATTGTTCCAGACGCGGGGCATGGCGTCGGAGGCATGCACATCGATCTTACGCGGCGTGCAATCGTTGCGAAGGCTTGCCGCAGCTTCTTGAAGAAAGCCGACGGCGCGTGCCGGGTCCACTTCCACCAACTCGCCGACTTGCGCAACGAGCTGCCTCGTTTGAACCTTGATCCGGTCCTTGCGCACCTCAGCGCAAAGAGCGTCGGTGGTCATTGATTTATCGTCGCAGAGGGCAAAGTGAGGAAACTTCTGCATCAGCGCTTGGGGACCCCAAACGCTGCCCATGGTCTCCGGCGCGGAGTAGTAACCGAGGAGCTGAGTAAAGAAGCCCTTGGTTTCGGACATTGTGAAGTCGTCGTGCGTAATCCCCCATTGCACGACCGAGTTCAGGTCGCCGTTACTAATGATGCGCGATACGAGCTGATGCTGCCAACTGTACAGGGTACGGCGCTCCTTTCCTGCCCCCAGGATTGTTACGGGGGGTGACGACGGTACGTCCCCCATGCGGTCTGCGCAATGAGGGACATTGGTACTACTAGGTGTGGTAGTTAGGAGACAGCGATCCCACTACATATCGGGGACGTCGCTACCGGTCAGGTGCTCCGCGAGACCCATTGCCTGGGTTTTCGGTAGAGAGACAGCTCCAGGCCCGTCTACCCCATCTGAGAAAACGGTGCGTGCAACGTCCCCTTCCAGACAAGCGACAAACTGACGAAATGCGTCTTGGGTCGCTGGGCTCCATACGTTGCCGGTATGACGAATGAAAGCGGACACCCGCGTGGTAGGATTCATTAAAGCGCTGAGCACTTGAATCTCGGGTGTGTTTTTGGTGTAGTCGATGGTGAGACGCGCTAGCTGCACGCGTGTAAGAGAGCTGGTTCCATCAACGGGCACAGCGATTCCTTAAAGGATAGGAAGGCCCGCCGCGGCGGCGCCCTCGTTGAGAAGGCGTCGTCCCGTAATGAAACACGCCTCAGTGGTAAACGACAGCGCACCCTCGGCGGAGGGGCAAGGACACGTCAAGGTGACGGTGTACCGTTGCTTGCTGTAGTCCTCGGAAGCGGTGGACAAGAGCACCGCAACAGTGCTTGTGAGTTCCCCCTTCTGTTCAGCGAAATGAGCTTGCTGTGCCATCAAGCGGAAGGGGTCTTCTTCCAAAGCGCCGCCGCTTTGTTGCGGAGAAATCCCGTACTTCTCGTAGAGGGCGTGCCAAGCGGGCGTGATCATGGAAGTACCATCGGCGGGGGTACGTGATAGTTCGGGGTTACCTTGATAACCTCGTCAACGACATCCTTGGGGATTAGCCTTTTCTCAGCGGCCAGCTGAAGCTTCTTCGGATCGATTTTGTAGACGACCTTGTTGGTGATCGTTCCCCCTGCGGAGAGAAAGGCATCGTGTCCCACGGCCGCATAAAGAGCGTCGGCGTTCACGGTGGTGGTTTTTTGGTAGAACTCGAAGTCGCTGCAGGAGACACCGAGACCCCGCACGGCTTTCTCTGCATCTTCCCGCGTTGTGTTGTACGCTTCCAGCAAGCCATCAAGCACTAGAAAGAATGCTTGATTGGCTTGCTTGAATGCTTGCAGATTGCTCTTGGCGTTTTCAAACGCCGCCACTTCCGGGACCTTGCTTGAATCGACGTCGTTGTGTCTCACCATTCCTCCTCACCCGCAGCGCCATCAAGCTGCGACGCACTGACTGTTTCAGGGGCTACGACCTCGCCGTAAACCGTTTGCATGTAGCTTGCGTAGTACCGTTTGACGGCGCTGAGCCCGGATGCAAACTTCTCTTTGGGACTGCCCGTGCTCTTGTCAGAGAAGCAACGAAGAACGTAGGCAGGGTGAAGCAAGGGCACGACGGGGTATTCCACGACGCTTTGCTGCGTGGGCATGATGTATTCCCCGCGCACCTTGTGACGCCACACGCCCTTCGGCGTGAGCTGCGCGCGATGACCTGCGCCGGGAAGCTTCAAAACGGTGCCCGGGGCACCCACCATGTCGGGTTTCAGCTCCCCGGATTCTTGAAGTACTTTGAGTGATCGTCCGAGAACGGCTTCGGCCGCTGTGGCTCCCAGGGTTACGATGAGAATTGGATCCACCGCGTAGATTTCTTGTTGAAGGCGCGGTAGACACGCGGCCCGCTGAACAGTATTGGGGGCTTCATCTTGTTCGACGGGTAAAGAAACGCCTTTGCGCGTTACGAACTTCTGGCGTCCTTCACCATCCAGTTGATAGATGAAGGAGCGGCAGCACACGGCGTTTGTGATGTAGAAGTGCTTGATGCCGATGGCTTCAAGAACGGTGCGCAGGAAGCGACCACTCTTGCCTATGAAGGGGCGCCCCTCTTCGTTTTCCTCACGTCCAGGGCCTTCGCCGATGAACATGATGGCACCCTGAGCGCCTTCGCCGAATACGAAGGCGCCCCCGGTTTCTTGCCGGACCTGCCCAAGATTGCAGGCCGTACAGGTCTCCCATTCTTGTCGAAGAACGGTGAGGCTCTTTCGGTAGTCAGGGGTCATGAATCAACCAAGAAGGATTTTCTTCGCGTCTCTTGTGCCTTCGTTCGGCAAGGACTTTGCCAGGGTCAAGTTGGCGCTTTGCGCTCGAGCGCGAAGCAGCCCGGTTAGCAGGTTCTCACGCATGCTGCTGTAGGCGCGCGCCTCTTCTTCTTCCATCTCGGAGAACCGTCGGATGTTCTCGATGTGTACCGTGAGCGTAACCGGCGCGTTGGACAGGTCGAGAGGCAGCAATACCGGGTCGTAGGCCGCGTGGAGGATGCCCTGCGGGGTTGGAACACGAATCGGTGCGCAGTGCAGCTCGAAGGCATCGTAGACGGTTGCAACGTCGCCGGCCTGGGCCTTGTGGTACCGGCACCCATCGCCAATGCGGCAAACCAGCCGACGGGTGCCCGAATCCACTACCGCCCAAACAGTTCCATCGTTGTTGCTGGGGGCTTCATTCTTGATTTCCATGATGACGGGAATCCTACGAGGATCGGTTCGTACGGTCCGCCTTCCTCGGCAGGCCAGGACCGTAAGTGGCTTATCAGCTTTTTCGCCATGCCGATGCACTGGCCAACGTCGTCCACGATGCCCAAGAGCAGCGGCGTCTTTTTGTCAGGTTCTGGCCGCGTCGGGCGGCCTAGCAATTGTTGTAGACCTGGCTGTTGTGAAAACAGCGAGGAAAGGATGATGGTGTCAAGGCGCTGGCAGTCGTACCCTTCTTTGCCGTACTTGGTGATGGAGAAGATGACGTCGCGCTCAGCCACGAAGCGGTTGCGTACACCCGGGTCGACCTCGTACGTCAGCAGCCCTGCCTGGGTTGTGACCGCAAGCAAATCGTGGATGTATGCGCGTTGCCGTCGCTCGAGCTCATTTTGGAGCTTGCGGGCTACAGCAACTTGACGCTCAATTTGTTGCAGGCCCACGAGCTCCGCACGAAGGGTCTGCTGTTCGAGGGCCGTGATCCCCTTCGTGAGGCGCGCTTCAATGCACGCTTTGCGCCGCTGCATCTTCTTCAGGTCCTTGGGCGGCACTAGGAGGGGGCTCAACTGTTCCCCCACATCGGCGGGGGTAGGCAAGGGGATGTCCGTGTAAAGCGGGTGCCCCGGGCGCTCCCAGCACGACGTCAAGTTGACGACCTCATCAACGCTGTTCGAGAGCACCAAGACCACCCGTTTGTTTTGTCGCGCTTCGTGCACCAAGCGCAGGAGTAAATTGACGCGGGGTGGGCATTGCCCGAAGTAACTGCTGAGCTTTGAGAGATGTACCTCGCCGTTGACGTCAACTACTTTGGGCGCGACGGTGGGGTCCTTCATGTCGACACCTACGCCACTCCAGATGAAACTGAAGGTGGGTAGAAGCAGCGGCGTTAGATTCTTGTAAACGATGGGGCCTACGTGTCCTTCAGAAAGAACGTGGCGTCCATCCGTGCGCTCGGGGGTTGCCGTCAACGAAATGCGCATGCCGTAGAACATGTCGGCGGTTTTGGAGAACAGGGGTGCTGGGCAATGGTGGCCTTCCTCAAAAAAGATAAGCCCGAACCATCGGCGTGCTTCTTCCGGAATGGTGTCCGCCCAGTTAGCGATGGAATGGTACGTCGCAAGGACAATGCCGTGTTGCCATTCCTTTTTCCCCAGGGCGTAGACACCTACACCGCCCGGAACAACAAGACACGCGTTGATCTCTTTTTGCCACTGGTAGAGCAGCTGCGTGTTGTCCACCAGGATTAGTGCAGGTACACAGCGCCGGGCGATGAACTCAAGGGCAATAATCGTTTTTCCGCGGCCACATGTTAATTGCAGTACACCACCTTGTGAACTCTCGAGCGCCTCAAGGCTTAGCCTTTGAATGTTGTTACCTGTGGGTACCAGAATCTTGTGGCCGCCCACCGTTTTCTCGATTTTGTGGTCGAGCTTTATACGGCTAGTAAAATTGATGGTGGGGTACTGACGCGGACGACAGTCAATGACAGGGCAGGGTAACCGCACGGGGTCCCAGAAAGCGCGAGGTATTAAAAGGTGAGCGGGCGCTTCCTTCCAGAGATAATCGATGCGCGTATGGCCTTCGGCACCATACGCGCTCGAACTCTCATACGTGAGCGCGCTCTTCACGCTGTTCACGTCAATGAGATACTTCGGGATCCAAAGGTAGCGGTCGAGGTACGCCTTGTCGGGATCCCGGCGAATGACTTTCATGGGCGGTGGAAGTACGCCGTCCAGGGATAGTAATCTACGATATTCAGCGCGGTCATAAGCCCTCCCTTAATTGCACCCCGGCCTAGCGCAGCGGCAGCCATGCGCCAAATATCTTGGGGTTTCACCGGCGGTGGTTCGGGTACGGTGAGAAACGAACCTGATTGAACGCCGGGTAGAATGTGGTTTTGTGGTGCGTATGCGGGGACGCTAGCGTTCTCCGGAGCGACGAGTTGTACCGGCATGTGCTGGGGCTGGCTCGCGAAGTAACTTCCGTGAACTGCGTAGGCTTGTTGTTGCTGTACCGGGTACGCTTGCGTTTGGGTCCCTTGTTGTACAGGGCGTTGGTACATAGACTGCACCGGGTATTGGGGCTGCGCTTGGTAAGTTTGCTGTACTTGCGGTAGGGGTGCCGGCAGCCGTGTTTGATTCGCGAGCGCTTGCTGTAGCGAGCTCATCTGTTGAATGGGCGTCGGGTAGGTTTGCGACGTACCGGGCATCATCGCCGGTGGCATGACCGGGTGCGGCGTCGGCGTTGGCGCCACCGGTCGGGAAGGGATCATCCCTAGAATGGTCGGGCTCGTGTTGGGTTCAATCTGTTGACGTACGGGTACATTCATAGACATTGCTTCCTGACAGCGACCATAAAAAGAACACGCCTCCCTTTGATGCGTTGCGCCTGACCAATAGCTTGTGTCATTGCCCCCCGCGCATTTAACGTTGTTTGGATCGTGCTTGACGCCAAAGCATAGGGGGCCAACCCAGCCGCAAGACGCGCACACGCTCTCTTCAGACCCGTTGGCATTGCACGCCGTTTGAACCGTGTGTCGTCTGCAGCTTGGGCAGAGCGCGCTTTCCATAAACCTCCTCGGGGGCTAGCGGGGCTTGCCTCCAGTTCTCTTATGCCTGCGCTACCCGCTACTCTTTCGGCTATTACGGCGTGCTAGTTTGAGGGAGCGCTATGCAAAAACTCAGTGGTATGATCCTGGACCCCTTCGACGATGCCGAAGGCCGCGTGATGCGCGCGCTCTATCCTCGTTATGAAGATGTACCCTCTTTTGTGAAAACCGCGATGACGGTTTCCCAAGAGGAACTTCAAGCTCTTCCCGACGATGTATTCGCCTTGGTGTTGCGCCAGGGGGATGTAACTCTTCGCAAGTATGCGTGTGTCGATACAGGGAATACCGCGTTGAACGTGGGGTACTTCTTGGCCACTTTCGACAAACTCCCCGTCGAAGCAGTGAAGGTAGCGGCGCACAGTTTGATCACGGCGTGCGGCTGGTACGACATCGATCCGCCTGAAGCATTGAAGAAGCTGAGCACGGGGCTTTTGCCTACGGTGGGGCGCCAACGGGTGTGGAAGGACAGTGAGGGTACGCTGTACGGAAGCGATGGATCGAGCTGGGATCTTCAAAAGACGGCGGATGTTATCGGCACGATGGACATGCCCACGCAGGCGCCCATGGATAGCGTGGTGCGTAAAAAGCCGGCGCTGTCCGTCGCGAAGACAGCGGAAGAAGGCATCGCGCACCTGGTGGACACGGATAAGAAAACCGAAGGGGACGACGACACCGTACTCGAGCAGACGTTCGGGATTACTGCGAAGAATCCAGCCAAGGAGCCACAAGTTACGGCGGTGCTGCGCCCGCATGTGGACGTGACGGATAAAGAACCGCCGAAGCTGGTGAGCGAGAAGACCGCACGGTATTACGCGCTGCCCTATGCGCAGCGTTACCCTCTCGATACACATGCGCAGGTAAAAGCGGCGAGCGCGTACTTCGATGCGTATGTCCGCCTTATGGCTCCAGAGGATCGCCACACGTTCGCGGTCAATCTGGTGAAGCGCGCCGAGCCGCTTTCCATCGGTCTAAGCAAGACCGCTATGCAGTACGGGCAAACCGCGTACGCACCGGCGGAACACATTGAAGCGTGCATCGAAGGGCGCGTTCAGCTGCTTCAGCCCCACGTGGATGGATTTACGGAGGCGGAGAAGACCGCGAGCCAGCATGCCATCGGTCTTTACCAGGAGCTGTTTCACAGCCGGGCGCTTTTAACTCCCCCGGTGTTTGCGCGGACGCTTTCGGATATCGATAAGCTGGCGGGTCTTGATGAATTTTGGGACCAAGACGTTGTCGACCCCTTCCTGTCCACGTTCTATAAGACCGCGGAACAAGATGATTCGAGCGATGCCCTCATCGTGGGTAACGAATACATGCGCTTGACGGACTTGAAAGCCCTTGCGGCTAACAAACCCGCTACGTTGCGAAAGCGGTTCAGCGAAGAGCTTGTTACGGCGTTCCAGAAGGATCCGGTGGGTATCTTCGAATCGCTCCCCCTGGACCAACGCTTGGTTTTGATGCGCATCGCTAATGGTGCAACCGAAACGCGAATGGCGTAGGGTAAGGCCGATACATGCCGACCTTGCTCCGCCCCGACGATCCGGATATTCAGAAGCTCGAGCGGCTTGCGGTTAAAGGAACGAGTGAAGACGAAGCCAAGACGCTGGCGCAGCTTCTTCAAGAAGAACCCGAAGACAACGCCACGCAAGTCGCTGAGGTGCTCGAAACGCCAAGCACCAAAGTGGTTTCTTCGGCGGCTCCTTCACCGACCACCATCAACCTGTTCCAACATCCGGACGCGCACCCCTATGTGCTCGACGTGGCCCTTCTTCGTCGCTATGGCCCGGCATGGATGGGTTGGGAACCCGACCTCTTAGAAGCCAAGATCCTGCTTGATTTCCACACGCGCAGCATCAGCGATCTGACGCGCGACAAGATTCAAGCACTCAAGACGCTTCATCTAGTCGACACGTTCTGGGATTCGTGGCTCGTGTTTGTACCCTGCGCCATGGCCTTGTCCGGGGTGCATGCGGACTTTCGGGTCCTGAACGCTTTGACCGTCCCCCAAGCCATGATTGCGGTCGACATCGCGGCCAAGCTGCGTACCGACGTACCGTACAGCCTTGACGTGCGTACGTACCTCGCGGTGGTGCACCTGCACGACGGCATGGTGTGCCCGATCGAACCCCTGACCGATATCGTGGACGTCGATACGTCGCGTTACGATCTCGACGTACCCAAGATTCGAGCTCAATGGGATGCGGTGCGTAAAGACGATCGAGCGCCGGAAGGGTTAACACCCGAAGCGGTTCAGCTACAGCGCATGCTCGAAGCCCATCATCTTTTAGAGGAGAGCCGGCAGCATCTGAGCGACCAGCTGCCCCTTGTTTACCATGCTTGATCCGCTTCTTTTGCATTACATGCACGAGGCGTTGCAGAAGGAAGCGTTCTTAGGAGGGTTGGCACGCGGCGCCCTGACCGCGGCCTCTCAGAAGCTGACGCAGTCGGGGGCGGGCGCCGCTTTGCAAAGTGCTGGACGCGCGGTGGGGGGCCAGATGGTACGTTCCGCGGGTAACGTGGGCGCGGGCATGGGCCTCGGGGCGGCTGCGGGCGGCGCGCTCGGCGCGGCACACGGCGCCTACCAGGGGTACAGCAAACCAGTCGAAGAAGGGGGAGGTACGCTGGGCGCTCTTTCGGGCGCACTCGCCGGCGGAAGCCGGGGCGCCTTGATTGGCACCGCCGTGGGGGGTGCCGCGGGGTTGGCTTCGGGGGGCCGCGGGGCGGGGACGGTGGCGCAGCTCACCGCGGGCAAATACAACCCGCTTGGTTTGGCGGCTCGGTCTGGGCAGCGCCAGCTTCACTCCGTGACCGGGTTGGTCCCTGGGGGCGCCGCGCGGGGAACGCCGCAGTACGCGCAAGCCCTGACGCAGTTGAACGTCGGGGGTTTGAAAGATCACTTGAATGCGGCGGAGAAGGCGTTGCAACGGGGCAACATCCCCGCGATGGATCAAGTGAACGGGCGGTACCGTCAGGCGCTCGAAGGCGCGCAAAAGGGGCAGACCAGCTTGGCGGGGATCGCTCAGAACTTCCAGGAGAAGGGGCTGCGCGAGGGCGGTAAAGATGTGCTGCAGCACGGTCTCGGCAATGCGTGGAGGGGGCAGAGTACGTTAGGCAAGGCCGCGTTGATCGGCACCCCGGCCGCCGGCGCTGCCCTTGCCGCAGCGCAGCCCAGTGATCCGAATGATCCCGACGCACCGAGCACGAAAGGGGAGCAAGTCGGGGGTGCCCTTGGAAGCGGGGTAGCGTCCGCGTTGACGCCTTTCGTGGGTTCCACGGGGGGTCGTGCAATTGGGCACGTGGGAAGCGCTGTGGGCGGCACCATCGGGAAAGGCATCGGACAATTGGTGGGTGTGAAGAAGAACCAACCGCCATCCATGACGCTCGGCGGTGGCGCCGCGACCCCCGGCGCGCAGCCGGGTCTCGATAGCCCCCAAGTTGAACGAGTGATGACCAACGCAGCGCAAGGCAAACCGCCGGATAACCTGATGTCATGAGCTTCTCCTTCGGTAACTTTGCGATGGGCTCCCCCACGAGCCCTGGGCGCTTTCAAGGGGGCATGACCCGCGGCCGTATTCAGGGCGGCAACGTGCAAGGGGTCAATTACCCGAGCCCTTTCTTTGATGTCGCGCACACGTACTTGCCGACCACGGTTAAGCAGCTTTTCAAGTTCTGCCGGTACTACTTCCTGACCAACCCGCTCATCAACGCCATCATTGTTAAGTTGGCGGAATATCCGGTGACAGACGTAGTCGTGGACCACGAAGATCCCGAAGTTGTACGACGGTGGAGCGAGTACTTTAATGAAACCATCCGCATGCGATCGTTTCAGATTGAGTGCGGCTTGGACTACCAGTGCTACGGCACGTCGGCGGTCAGTCTTTCCTTCCCCTTTCAGAAATACCTGACGTGTACATCCTGCGGCTTCAGTGAACAGGCGCGCAAGATCCGTGAGTATTGGCTGTACACGAGCCACGAGTTTCGTTTGTCGTGCCCCAAGTGCGGGCAGACGGGTGCAGCAACTCCGAAGGATTGGTATTACCGCGACGCCAGCTCTATTCGTCCAGTGCGCTGGAGCGTGGAAGACATCGAAGTCAGCTACAACGACATCACGGGCGAGTGCACGTACTTCTATACGCTGCCCGCGCCCATTCGCGCCGACGTTACCCTGGGAAAAAAGGACATCGTCGAGGGCATGCCCCAAATCTTTCTTCAGGCAATTCGCCAAGAGAAGGGGGTCGTTTTCAGCAAGGCCAACCTTTTCGTAATGAAGCGGCCAACGCTGGCGTTCCAAGATCGCGGCTGGGGTATCCCGCTTATCCTGCCCGTTCTCAAAGATGCGTTCTACTTGCAGATCATGAAGAAGGCGCAGGAAGCGCTTCTGCTTGAGCATATTGTTCCCCTACGCATTTTGTTTCCCCAAGCGGCTAGCGGAACTACCGATCCATTCACGACAATCAATCTTCTCGATTGGCGTGACCAAGTTGCGATGGAGCTCGCGCGTTGGAGGCAGGACTGTGTGACGCCAGAGTCTTGGGTGGAAGCTGAGGCTGGGGTTGTACAAGCGGGGAGCGTGAAGAAGGGTGATCGTCTCCGTGACCACACAGGGTTCTTGTCTACTGTTGAGAAAGTATGGCGCCGCCCCCTACGTGACGGCGAGCGCGCGTACCAAGTTGTTGTACGCGGTTTGCACGGTGCTGTGCCCTGCGTGTCAGAAGGCCACCCGTTCATTGCACGACGGAAGTTCAACAATGGCAACGGGCACAAACTTGGAGGTGAGACTAAGCCCATCCGCGTGAAGGACCTGCGCGTGGGGGACTACATCGGGTACCCCGTACCGAAGTATCCCGCGTCGGAAGCGAGTACACTTGATCTCGCAGAGTTCGTGGACAATGCAGTGACCAACGACTGGGTCTACGTAGACTATCGAGACGCGGGTGTTCCCGAAGCGTACGAGCACTTGGCGTCGGGCGCAGAAGCTACAGATCGACAAGCATTGCTCTCGGAAAAGGGTTGGTCGGTCAACCAGTACAAGACCGCGCAGAATGCGATCCGTGAGCAGCGCGTACCCCGTCGTGTTACCCGTTACATCGCCTTTGACGAAGAGCTGTGCTGGGTCTCTGGGTTGTACCTGGCCGAGGGGAACGTCACGCCGAAGCAGGTTCTTTTCTCGCTGCACAGGGACGGGGCGGAATTCGTGGCGCGCCTCGATGCGTTCTTCCTGAAGAACTTTGGAACCGAAGGGTTTACCGCGGAAAAGAGTGAACAGGGCATCCAGCGTGTCTACTCAAGCACAGTAGCCGCCCAGTTTTTCCATAGCCTGTGCGAGGGTACATCCGTCAGGAAGCGCGTGGCAGACGAGTTGAAGCACGCCGGGGAGCGGCGCGTCGCTTCACTTCTTCACGGCTACTTCGACGGCGACGGTTGTTACCACGAGGGCCACAAAACGGAGAAGCGTGACGCGATTACAGCCAGCCGACAGCTCGCTGCCGACGTTCGCAATCTTCTTCTCGCCTATGGGTTCATCCCGGGTCTTACACGTCAAGAACCGGAAGCCTACTGCATCAACGGGAAGACGGGCGTGTCCAGCGGTTCGTACAAGATATCGCTTCACGGCGGCATGGCCCTGCGTTTTGACGCTTGGCTACGCGGTGAGCCGCTCCCACACGTAGTTCACTGCAACATCGGGCTCTTTAAGGACGGCTACGTGTGGCATCGCATCGAGGAGCTCCGGGAGGTAGAAGCCAAGGAGGTGATCGGTTTCCAGATGACCTGTGGTCCCGTCGTTACCCTCGAAGACGACACGGAAACGCACGGCACGTTCTGCTTGTGGGGCATGGCCTCAGTTAACACGAACTACATCCCGATCATGCCCCTACCCCTGGGTAATCAGACCATTGGTGGGGATGGCAAAGCGCTCTTGATGAGTCAAGAAATGCAAATGCTAGGCGAGCAGATCATGATGGGCATGGGTGTGCCCCGGGAGTTTTTGCAAGGCGGCTTGTCCTGGGCTGGCAGCAACGTGTCCATGCGCATGCTCGAGAACACGTTCTTGAGCTTCATCGGCCGACAGCGGCAGATGGTCAATTGGATCATGCAGCTCGTCTCCCATTTCATGGGGTGGCCCAAGGTCAATGTACGGCTCAAGCCGTTCAAGATGGCCGACGACATGCAACGTAAGAGCTACTTGTTCCAGCTGAACCAAGCGAACAAGATCAGCGACACCACGCTACTGGCGGACGCCGACCTCGATATTGAAGATGAGAACGACATCATGATCCGCGAGAGCGCCAGGCGCTTGGCGGCGGTGAAGAAGCAACAGCTCGCGATGGCCGAGATTCAAGGCGAGAGCCAGGTCATCATGATGAAGATGCAAGCCAAGGCGCAGCAAACGATGCAGCAAGCGCAGCAGCAACCTTTGGCACCGGGAGAGCCCGGGGGGCCCGATGGCGCCCTGAACGCGCAGCAAGCGCAACAAGCAGCACAGCCACCCCCCGTCCCCATGTTGCCTGGGCCTGCGCCTGCGCGCGGGTACTCTTCGAGCGTGCCAGCCGGCGCGCAGAGCTCCCTTAGTATCGATCAGGACTTGGGGTCGTCCGCCGGGAACGAGAAGATGCCCGTCGACTTGGTTCAGCTGGCCACTGGCTACGCCAAACAGATCGCGCAGCTTGATCCAGACATGCAAGAGATGGCGCTCAACGCTCTGGCGGCGCAGAGTCAAGACCTGGCCGATTTGGTGACTGAACTCATCAGTAAAGAACAACAGAGCGCCGCCCCCGCAGGCGACGCCGTCATGCTGGGCGACGCTCAGGGGGGCTCGGAAACGGGGGGCGTGGACATGCGTCCGTTGCCCGAAGCATTGCCCCCACGGCGGATGCAGGCGTTGATCTAGCTATGGGTACGAAGCTGCATGAAGCCCGCTTGCCCGATGGGCGGCACTACTCTTGGTCGTTTTTCTGCCCGGGGTGTCAGTCGGTTCACTGCGTTACGAGTGGCTGGTCCTTCAATGGATCCTCTACGGCGCCGACCTTTTCTCCACCTGTCTTGGTGCATGCAGAGCCGGCCGTTGGTTACCCACGGTGTCACTCCCACGTGACGAATGGCGAGATCGCGTATTGTTCAGATTCTACGCATGCGCTGGCGGGAAAGACCGTGCCGTTACCGGACTGGGATGCCACCAGGTTTGCTGCAGACAAGCTCTTACATCCAGAGCAAAAGAACAGCTAAAAGAAACACGGGGCGCCCTCCGAAGAGAGCGCCCGGTTCTTAGAGCTTTTGGCTCTTGTCGCACACCACTAGGTGTCCCCAGGGTGCCGGGCGTCGCGCGTAGGGGCTTCGCACGATGCACCAGATGACGTCTAATCCGCGAGGAGATTTTGCGGGCGCTGTGCCATCGCCGTCGGTGTAGTAAACGAGCAGGTTAGCGTCGCGGTACTTCCTTCTTACGTAATCGAAAACTTTGGTGAAGTCCGTTCCTCCCCGGCCCTTGTAATCGATCTTTGGTAAGTCGCGTAGGCGAATACGCCGATCAGATTGAACGTAGACATCGACTTGAAGGTGCACTGCTTCTTCGATGCCCACGCTGCGCATCAAGTGATACACCTCGCTGCGCGCGCTGAGGAGTTGCTTGTGGCCCATGGATCCCGAGGTGTCTTCGACCAAGACAACGTTGGGACGATGGTCCACCAATCCCGCGCAAAGCACACCTGCAAGCTGCCCTCCGACGCTGGGGTTTCGCATGGAGTAAACAGAGTTTCCGGCGATGTGCTCTGCGCTGCGTTGAATGAGGCGGCGGCAGAGCTTACGCCAATCCACTTCGGGCGCGTTGTAGCGCGCTTTGATCATTGTCTTGAAGCGCCCAGGGCCGTCGAGAGCCGCTTCAATCGCATCGAGGGTTTGTTGTTTGGCGCAGAGGACCTCGGCTTCATTCTTCCCGTAGGCGGCGTCGAGCGCCGCCTCGAGTTCTTTGTTTACAGCGTGCCCTCCCCCGGAGCCACAACCGCCCGCGCCGATCTTGGGTTGCCAGGATGTGGCGGCTTGCTTCGGCTGCTTGCCGTCCATGAGCTGTTGCAGCGTTTTGTTTTTTCTCCGCAGCTCTTCCTCGAGCAGGCTGTAGTACTGCTCGAGGGTCAAGTTGGGGGGATGGTTGTAGGTCGAGGGGTAAATAACCCAGGAGGGCAATGGCCACTTTTCTTCTTGAAGGTTGAAGTTGATGGCTTCATCGGCGGCGATGCCCGCTAGGTTTTCATCGGGGAGGGCGATGACACGTTCAAAGCCGCGTAGAATGTGTTCACTCTCATGTACGAGGCAGCTGCCGATAACATCTTCTGCCTGAACTTCAGGATCGGACAGCAGCCAGGGGCCGTTAACGTAGAGCACCAAGCCCTGCGTAATGCCCATGGTGGTCCCCGGGACGTCAACCACTTCCACCACCATGTCGAGCAGGATCCCGTCATAGTAGTCGGCGCGAGAGTTGACGTAGGCACGTCCGAGGGAAAGGCGTGAGAGTGCCTCAGAGACGATAGAACGGTCCATCAGGTAACCCCGATGTACTTTAGGTGCCCCTTGTCGTAGAGCAGGCCAGTGGTCTGCGCTACAGCTTCTTGAAGATGAGGGTCTGGATGGTTCCCGTCGTAATGGGCACGAAGTAACGTCTTCGCGGGGCGTGTACAGACATCGGCGTAACCAAAGCTCGCCGCGTTGAACAGCAAGAGCCAGCAGCTAGTTGCCAGCTGCGCTCCCCTTACGGGGTCCGCTTCGTTAGCTACGTAAATGGCGCACGAGGACAGCACCGTGCGTACAACATCGAGCTGCTTAGGAATCTGCCAGCCCTTCAGGAGTACGTCTTCGGGATTGGGCAAATTCAGCTTCTTCATGAAGACGGCCCAGTCGGCAGCGAGCCCTGCGCCGACCAGGCCCGCAACGACGTCGAGCTGGGTGCGCTCTCCTAATCCAAGGCAGCGGGCGGTGGTGACGCCGTTGACAGCCCACGACCACGTACGGTGAGAAGGCCAGGGGCCCGCGGCGCGGGGGTCGTCTGCCTCTGGTTGGTCATAGAGGCGGTAGTGCTCCTTTCCATCATCCTCCCCCTCTCCCTTTTTCAGCTTGTAGGTGCCGCCCGACGACGCCAGAAAATCGTGGGTTACGCGTAATACAGCGCCGAAGTGAAGCCCCCAGTTGGCGCGAACGCGGGCTTCACTGTTGGTCAAATTGGGGATGTCGGGCTCGTACTCATCGTTCATGTATTCGTCCCATTGCTTCAGCGTAGGATTTGTGTACGCGTAGTGCAGTACGCGGTTAGCGAAGGGGATTTCAAGCTCTCGGCCGTTAGCTGCAATATCTGGGGGGTTCATTGCGAGAACAATGCGTACACCCGGGGGCAGCTTGTACTCACCGATGGTGCGCTCATTCATCAAGGAGAGAAGCGCTGCCTGTACTGCGCGCGGCGCGGATGAAATCTCGTCGAGAAAAAGAATGGCACGTTCGTCGTTGATGGCAGCGCGAATCTGGGGCAGCGCGCATTCGAGAGAGAAGCCAACGGGCGTCATAACCGGGTAGCCCCCGATGTGCTCCGGGATCTTCGTGGAGGCGAAGATCGGGTAGACGTGCAAGCCCAGCATCTTTCCGATGGCGTAGATGCGCTCGCTTTTGCCAACGCCCGACCCTCCAATGGAGCATAAATTGATGCCCCAATTGCCTTCTTGGAAGGGCGCCATCGGCCCTTTGGCGAGCGGCGTGGACATGCTAGCCACCAGCAAACTCTCAAAGCGATCCATGTTGTTTTCTTTCTTCGATGAATGCGACAACGTCAGGACAAAAACGAGCCGGCATGGCCGTTTTCAAGAAACTACCCCGTACAACAAGAAACCCGTCTTCATCCGCCAAGGTGAAGGGCACGTAGAGTCCCCCGGGAATACGCACAGCTGTTTTGCGGTTCTCTGCTTCTTGTAAACTAGCCCTAAAAAGGGCGCGTAGCGCTTCGTCGTCGAGAGCGCTAGCGGCCTGCCAGCGCTCTCGAGCACGACGAAAGGCATGCGGGTCCACGAGAACGTGGGTCAACCGCACACGGATCTCCTAGGCACTCTCGGTGGGCTCACTTTGCACAACGCGAATATCAATGCGCATGGGTTCTACCGCAGCGATTAGACCGAATAGAACGTTCAGCTCCCGTTGCTTGAGCAGTGAATCCTGCTCCTTGATGTCTTCAGTGCCTTCATACAGGCCGACGTTAACGCCGTATTCCTTAAGAAACCGGTAGAGAAGCTGCGCCAGCGTTCGTTTGTCGCTATGCGCTTTACCACTGACCGTTACCGTGAGTGTGTTCATGTATTCCTTCGTGCAATGCAGTACCCGGCCGCCCGGTTACAAGGCCCGTTGCGCCAGCAGCGCGTGGTGATTCCTTCCACGCATTCGTTGTTCTGTAGAATGTGCTCCCCGGTACCCCACAGCCCTTCCAAGAGGTTCAGGTTGATGTCGTTGCAGCATACGGAACAGATGTACTCAAAAGGCGGTATCGTAATAAAATCCAGGGCCCATTCGCGGTTGGGGGCGCGATCGGAAAGAACGAAGCTACCGTCATAGACGATCCCCGTTTTTTCCCCCTGAAGAATGTCGGAGCCGCACCCTGTGCAAGCGGCCACAACAAATGCACCGCTTACGAGCACGGGAGGCTGGTCCTTGTAAATGTAGCGAAGGGTTGAGCGTGTTTCATCCCAGCAATCTTCATGCAGATAGTAGGGATGGTACTGATACTCGCCATCTGCGGCCAGAAGGGGCAGAGGTACTTCGAAGACCCGCCCACAGTCATCTTGCGTAACGTTCGCAATGACAATGTGCAGTAGACAAATTGGCGTCTCAGCCGCTACGAGTTTGCTGCAGCTGTTGCACACGTGGTCACTTTGCATGACGACGCGGTTCGCCAGTGTTTCCCTAGCCAGGCTGCTCATTGCCATGTCATTACCTCCCGTTGAATGTGCAGCCAGCGTTTACTGAGCGCTTCGAGGCTCAAGTCGCGGGGGCACCCTAAGGGGTCGAAATCCCCCAAATAGGTATCGAGGAATTGTTCATCGACGCGCTCCCCCGTGTGCAAGTAACGTGGGAGATCAAAACCATGAAGCAACAAGTCAGATACGCGATAGTCATTTTGTTGGCGTAGTTCAAGCTCACGCAGAAAGAGATCGTCTTCAACGTCGTCTGGGTAGGCATGCAGCCCTACCCACCCACGGCGCCTATCTCCGATTTCGTAGCGTTCTTCTTGTGTCCAAGGATTGATGTCCCCCGGTTTTGCATCCCCGCAGAGTAATTCGAAGTCGAACTGCCCGATGAAAGACACGATTCCATATTGATCAACCACGCGCAGGCGCAGGGGGTCTTTGCTGCGCACAGAGCGCGTAAGAAGCGTGGTGCGCTCTTCGAGTACAGGGCACAGCGTGTTCTCAACGGTCCAGCGGCGCTGCGGCATGATGGGGTCTTGGAAGGTTCTACCCCACAGGCCCAATAGTGATGTTAATAGACGGGTGCCGGGAATGACTTCGAACTCTTTTGTTAGCGGCACGACGAGCCTCCTCTTGGGGTAAAAAACCACTGTGGTCTGCGAGCCACCAGGCAATGCCCTGGAGAACGCCGACCACCGCGGCTAATAGGAAGAGGGGGACCTCTCCCTGTTTCATGCAGCGTTGCTTCCTTTCTTCGGTACAGTTGGGGGTTCTTCGCTGTCGGGTTCTCCTTCGTCGAAGGTCATGTAGAGCTCCGCAACGTCCTGGGAGAGCTGTGACGTTTCCGGGGGTATCGGCGGTGTTTCTTTCTTGGGGGTTTGCTTTCTCATCGTGATTGTTATCCCTGCGAAACTGCGTTTCTTGTAGGAGCGAACCTCCTCGCGGTACGCTAGGCGGCCATGGCCTACCTCAATCCCAAGGAAGCGTTCGCCGACTTGAAGCAGAACGTCATCGAGGGGTTGCAAGCGCACTTCCCCATCACGGGGTCAAAGCAGAGCATCCATCTCGAGGGCGTCGACGTGCGTGAGCACGCACGGGATTTCAATGATCTAACGGAGCAACACAAGGCCAAAGTCGAGGGGCGCTCCTGGACGGTACCGGTCTTTGGGGCGCTGGCTCTGAAGAACAATCAAACGGGAGAGGTCCTCGATCGAAAGAGCATTCAGCTGGCGGACTTGCCGTACATGACCCAGCGGCACGCCTACATCGTTGATGGGCGGGAATACCAGGTGGATAACCAGTGGCGCCTTAAGCCAGGCGTGTACACGCGCCGTAAAGAAGACGGGGAGCTGAAGTCTCAGTTCAACGTGCAGGGAAAGCGCCCCTTCGACATCACGTTGGATCCAGAGACCAAGGTTTTTTCCATGATACGCGGGGACTCAAAGAACATCCCCGTCTACCCCCTCATGAAAGAGCTCGGTGTCGACGACGACACGCTTCAAGCATCCTGGGGGAAAGAGGTCTTGGCGGCGAACCGAGGCGCCCGCGCAGCGGGTACGGCGCTTGAGCGCTTCTACAAAGCTGACAAGAAGCGTGCACCGACGAGCACCGAAGAAGCGCGGCAGCACTTCATCGATACGATGGAGGGTTCGAAGATACGCCCCGAGGTGACGCAGATAACGCTTGGGAAGCCCTATGACCACGTGAACGGGAATCTATTGCACGACGTTACGACCAAGATGATTGGCGTGCAACGCGGCGAGATTCCTGAGGATGAGCGAGACAGCCTCGTCTTCAAGGATTTGCACACGGTGGCCGACTTCGCCAAGAAGGGCCTGACCGACTGGAAGACGAAGAAAGCGCTCCAAGCGCGCACGGCACGTAAGATCAATACCGCCACCAGCATCCGCCAGGTGATTCACGGCAACATGTTCAGCAGGCCGGTTAAAGCTACATTCACCGAGAACGCGCTGGCGCGTACGGCCGATCAGGTCAACCCCGTCGAGATGCTGACTTCGAGCTTTCAAACGACCATCATGGGGCCCGGGGGAATCCAGAGCGACAACGCCATCAGTGAGTCGGCAAAGCTCATAAACCCTAGTCAAATCGGGTTTTTGGATTCCATACATACCCCCGAAGGGTCCAAAACTGGGGTAACTTTGCACCTTCCGATGGGTGTCATTAAACGCGGGAACACGCCTCTCATCCCGGTGTACAACCTGCGCACGCAGCAGATGGACCACATTGATCCTGTGACGTACCACAAGTCCGTGGTGATGATGCCCGACCAGGTAACGTGGAATAAGAGCACGCCCATCCCCGTGGGTAAGCGCGTGATGGTGTCGCAGAAGGGCAACGAGCTGGTAGAGGCCGACGCTTCTTCCGCGGACTACGTGATGCGAAGCCCAAGTCAGCTTTTCAGCATGACTTCGAACTTGATTCCTTTTCTAGGAAACAATTCAGGTAACCGCGCGAGCTACGCCACCCATCATATCGAGCAGGCGATCAGCCTGCACGATCGGGACGCTCCCCTAGTCCAATCGGGAACAGGGCGGGCGACGGGTGTGCGTACCTTTGAAGAATTCATGGGACGGCAGTCTGCCCACATCGCGCCTACGGCGGGTACGGTGACAAAGGTCACGGCCGACGCGATCACCGTGCAGGATAAGGAGGGTAAGGACCACCACGTCACCATCTACAACAACTTTCCCCTCAATGATCCAAAGGCAGTTCTTCATAGTACGCCGGCTGTAAAGGAGGGGGATGCGGTTACACCGGGGCAGCTTCTGGCCGATAACAACTTCACGCGCAATGGTCAGTTGGCACTCGGAAAGAACTTGCTGGTCGCCTACATTCCTTTTAAGGGACACAACTTCGAAGACGGCATCGCTATTAGCCAGACCGCCGCCGCCAAAATGGCGAGTGAGCACATGCATAAGCCGTCGATTACGTTGGGGCCTGATGCCATTACGGGCCTCGCGAAGTACAAGGCGTTGCACCCAACATCCTTCGAGACGCAGCAGCTAGAACACCTGGATGACGCAGGGGTCGTACGCGTTGGTCAAACCGTGCGTACGGGCGATCCGCTGGTGGTGGCATCCCGCCCGTTTGACTCCAAGGGGTCGTACTCTCTGAGCAAGATTCGTAAGAGTCTAAGCAGTCAAACGCTGGACTCCAGCTTGACGTGGAAGAGTGAGCATCCCGGTGAAGTGGTGGGCATTCATCGAGATGAAGAGGGTAATGTCACCGTACATGTGCGCACCGTAGAGCCTATGCAAGTAGGCGATAAAATGTGTTACGACGAAGAAACGGAGATGCTTACCGCGCGCGGGTGGCTTCCAGTGGCGGATGTAACGTGTGCCGACGAAGTCTGCTCTCGTGTTGACGGGCACATTGTTTATCAAAGTCCCGATGCGGTTTTTGCTTACCCAACCGGCGGGCGTATGTACCGCATCAAAAGCCGGCAGGTCGACTTACTCGTTACCGATAAGCACGACATGTTTGTCAAGGAGCGGGGGGCCTCCGACTTTTTGTTGACGCCGGCGGCTACGCTTTTTGGTCGTCGCATTCGCTACGCCAAGAGTGGGCTCTGGCAAGGGCATGACCCGGAGTACATTGCCTTCCCCGCTCTGTGCGTTCGTGCCGGTCAGTACGGTAACGGTTCTCGGATGTTGCCCGAAGTACGGTTGCCCGTCTCGGTGTACTGCATGCTCTTGGGGGCCTACGTGTCTAACGGGCACACGTTTGATCAGCCGGGGGACTACGGCATCGCCATTGACAAAGCAACGGGACCGCAATTCGAAGAACTGTGCCGTGCGCTAACCGAGGCGAACATCGCCTTCAGTCGTACGAACGGCGCGACCTGCTCCCGCGTTACCATCCATTCCAAGCAATGGCTTGAGCACTTTCGTGTTCTTGGGCGTGCACGCGTCAAGTACATCCCGGAGCACATCTTCAGTTTTTCGCGGGACAGCCTCTGCATTCTCTTTAAGTGGTTGATGTGGGGGAATGGTTCTTCAATGATGACGGGGCGTCCTGTGGCGTACTTTACCTCGTCAAAACGTCTAGCCGATGATGTTCAGCGTTTGGCTCTGCACGTGGGCTACGCCGGTAACGTCCGTATTCACGCCGAGGAAGGGTGGCAAACGATCAAAGGTAAGCCCTCGTGGTGTGCGCGTTCCTACGAGGTGCGCATCGTTACAACGAAGCTGGAGCCTCAGGTTAATAACGGCCACGTAAAGAAGCAGCGTGCTCAAGAAGAATACTTCGTCGAGAACTACACCAAGCCGGTGTACTGCGTCCGTGTTCCCGGGCACGTTGTCTACGTTCGCCGAAACGGTAAAGCTGTTTGGTCGGGCAACTCGGGGCGTCACGGGAACAAGGGGGTCATCACCACTATCCTTCCCGACAAAGAGATGCCGCACACAGCGGACGGGCGTCCAATTGAAGTCGTCTTGAATCCTAGCGGCGTTCCCGGGCGCATGAACATGGGTCAGGTCTTGGAAACGGCGGCCGGTAAGATTGCAGAGAAGACGGGGCAGACCTACATCGTCAACAACTTCGAGCACGGTGTAGACCAACTCGATCGTGTGAAGAAGGCGCTCAAAGAACACGGGCTTACGGATACCGAAGAAGTAATTGACCCCGTGAGTGGGCAATCCCTCGGTAAAGCTTTGGTAGGTCCTCAGCACCTTCTGAAGTTGAACTTTCAAATTGATAAGAAGGTGAGCGTGCGCTCTGGTATGCCTCTTGAGGGTGCCGAACCAGAGCATTATGATGCGGACACGCTCATTCCCGCGCAAGGGGGTAAGACGGGCGGGCAGTCCATGGGTAACCTGGGATTGTACGGGATGCTCGCGCACGGTGCGAAGCACAATATCCGGGAGATGCAGACTTGGAAGAGTGAGGGTGCGGATCGAAAAGAGCGTTGGGACAGCCTTCACAATGAAGTGTGGCGTGCCATTCAAACGGGGGAAACACCACCCCCTCCGAAGAAGACCTTCGCGTTCCAAAAGTTCGAGGACATGCTGACGGCTGCGGGTATCAACGTCACGAAGCGCGGGCATACACTTCAGTTGACTCCCCTCACCAATCAACAGATTCTCGCGCAAAGCGCGGGGGCGTTACCCAATCCGGGCTACAGCGTCATTTCGAAGAAGGGTAAAGCAGGGGATGAGCCCGTCGCGCGTAAAGGCGGCGTCTTCGACCCCGCGATTACGGGAGGACATGGGGGGCAGAACTGGTCGCACATTGTTCTTCCGGAGCCCGTCCCCAACCCCGTATTCGAGCATGCGATCCAGCGTGTTCTTGGCCTTAAAGAGGGGCAGTACGCGGACATCGTTAACGGTGAGGCCGCGGTTAAGGACGGCAAGGTTGTTCCCTTGGGAACAGAGGGCTCTAAAGCGGGGGGTGCCGCCATCGCGCATATGCTGGGTGAGCTCGACGTAAAAGAGGAGCTCAAGAAAGCTAAGGACGCTCTCGACAAGCTCAAGGTACCCGCGAACCTCGCGCATCGAGATGTTACTCCAAAACTTGATCAGCTTTCGAAGCAGGTGCGCTACCTGTCCACTTTGGACAAGGCAGGGATTCATCCAAAGGACGCCTACGTTCTCGAAAACCTGCCCGTGATCCCACCCATCATGCGGCCCGCAAGTTTTTTGCCGAACGGTAACGTACACGAAGCGGATCTGAACAGCTTGTACACGCGCGCTGGGCAGCTCGCGTCCGCAATGCAATCCCCCAACTACAAGTACTTGAGCGACCATGACAAGAAGGAGGATCGCTTCAATTTGTACGACAGCGTGAAAGCGCTCATGGGGGTGGGGGAAGATTGGGCGACCCGGGGCAAGCAAGGCAAGGGAGTGCTCCTTCAAATCGCGGGCTCTGCACCCAAAGAAGGTTACTTCCAGAATACGCTCTTATCGCGTCGTCAAGACATGACCATGCGCGCCACCATCACGCCAGATGCATCCATGGGGCTTGACCAGGTGGGCCTACCGGAAAAGAAGGCGCTCGACTTGTTCCGCCCGTTTGTAGTGAACAAGCTGCAAGAAATCGGAGCCGCTAGTACACCACGGGAAGCGCATGCGCTTTTGTCTGAACCGGGGAAGAAAGATCCCGCGGTGTACCAGGCGCTCGATAAGGTGATGGCGGAGCGCCCCGTGCTGCTCAAGCGCGATCCGGTACTGCACAAGCACGGCGTGCAAGCTTTTTGGCCGCAGCGCGTCCCGGGGAAAGCCATTCAGATTCACCCCTTAACTACCGGGGGCTTCACGGCCGATTTCGACGGCGACACCATGGCACTCTACGTACCCATCGGGCGCGACGCTGTTGAAGAAGCCAAGGGCATGGTGCCTTCCCGAAATGTATACAACGAAGCCAGCGGCAAGGTTATTTACCAGCCGAGTCTGGAAGCCAGCCTGGGCTTGTTCAAACTCTCGCGTGTTACAGGGGATAGCGGAAAGACATTCGACTCCCATGCCGCCTTACTCAAAGCGGCACAAGCGGGAAAGCTGACGGTGACCGAAACCGCAACGGTCGATGGGAAGCCCACGACGGCCGGGCGTATCTTGTTGGCGTCCGCCGTTCCGGAATCGATGCAGCACGACATGTTGCACAACATGAATCTGTCCTTGAATAAAAAGGGTACGGATCGCGTGTACACGCAGATCGCCAAGGAACACAAGGCCGCTTTCGCGGATTCGGCGGTCAAGCTGATGCGCCTCGGGTACGACGCCGCCTTCGGTGTTCTCAAGATCCCTAACCCGGCAACGCAGGGAACGGCGGCGGCTGTCGAGAAAGATGGGGAACACCCCAAGGACAACGTTCAGTACTTGCCTATGGGTACGCATTCCTTGAGCTTGAACGACTTTACGCCGGACAAGGCCACGCGGGATACTATCGTGGCGGCTGCAACTAAAAAGGTGGAACAGATCAATGCGCGCACGGATCTTAGTGACGCCGAGCGAGAACAGCATGTGGTCAACACCTGGCACGATGCAACGGACCAGATGCTGAAAGAGCATGATACGAAGATGACGGCCAATCCCAATAACCTGTACCTGATGCAGCAAGCGGGTGTGAAGCCGGGGCCTATTCAATACCGGCAGCTTCGCCTGGCCCCGATGCTCATGGTGGACAGCCAGAACCGTGTGATTTCGACGCCGGTAACGAAGAGTTACTCCGAGGGGTTGGACGTGAGCTCCTACTGGACGCAGATGGCCGGTGCGCGCCGAGGATCAGTACTCAAAGTTCAAGAGGTGCGCGAACCGGGGTACTTTACGAAGAAGCTCATCAACGTAACGATGGGCCTACAGGTTACGAAGCATGATTGCGGTACGGATAACGGGCTGCACTTGCCTATCCACTCCCAGGATATCTTTGACCGTACTCTGGCACAGGAACACACCATTGGGGGTGTGACGTACGCGAAGGACACGGTGATTACGCCGCAGGTAGCGTCCACAATCAAAGCCGCGGATAAGAACGCAACTTTGTTGGTCCGCTCAACATTGAAGTGCGACAACGGAACCGGCGTTTGTCAGAAGTGCGCGGGCCTGGCGCCCGATGGGCAGCATTATTCCTTGGGAACGAACGTTGGGATTTTGGCTACGCAAGCTCTTGGGGAACGCGCTACTCAGCTCACGCTCAAAGCTTTTCATGGAGGCGGTGTAGCGGAGCGTGGCGCAAACTTGGTCAACGATTTTATTCGCGTCCAGCAGTTGACGTCTCTGCCCAAGGAAATCCCGAACGCGGCGCGTTTGGCTGCGAAGGATGGTGTGGTTGAGAAAATTGAAGAAGATCCCACGGGTCACGTGGCGTGGATTGGTGGCGTCAAGCACCACATCGCCAACGATGATCAGGGTAACCCGCTCTTCAAACCGCTCCCTGGGCAGACCGAGTCCACCTTACCCGGGGGCACGAAGTGGACGGGGTTGCAAGTCGGTATGAAGGTGCGCGCGGGAGACCCTTTGACGGATCCGGCGCGCACCTATGTCAATCCCCATGACTTGTACGCCGTCACGGGAAGTATGGCTCAAGTGCAAAACCACTTGGTGACGGAGCTGCATGACATTTACGGTCGCGAGGGCGTTCGCCGTCAGAACACGGAGACTGTGGTGCGCGCCCTTAGCGACCTGACCCGTGTCATTAACCCCGGGGATCATGAAACCATGATCAAGGGACAGTACGCGTCGCGTGCCAAAGTGCAAGAAGCCAACCGACAGCTTATAGCGCAGGGTCTTCAGCCGATTCAGCACACGCCGATTATGAAAGGTATCAGCGTGATGCCCCTTGAGGTACAAGAGGATTGGATGGCCAAGTTGAACCATGAGCGCTTGCGGGATCCAGCGCAGGGACTGCCCGCGAGTGCCGCCCTCGGGGCTTCCTCTGATCTGCACGGGAACAACCCGGTAGCAGGCATGGCTTACGGAGCCGAGTTTGGAATGACCAACGTCAACGTCTTCGACAAGCCGCACCTTAAAGACGTCGCGTCCCACGCATACTGATGGGCCGCTACATCACCGATCCCCATACGGATGCGCGTACGCCGCTCGAGCGTACCAGCATGCGCAGTTCGTGGACGCAGCCCCACGGGGCTTCGCCCGCGTTTATTCACGAATCTCGCGTCTTAGACTTTAATTTGGCCACCTGGACCGTCGATGTACGCTCTCAGTTTGACCAGAAGTTCTACCCGAACATTCAGGTTGCGGGCCCTTACCTTCATCCTAATCGCGGAGAAGGTTGGTCGGTTGTTCCCGAAGTGAACGCAAAGTGCGTGGTATGTTTACCCAGTGACGGGCCCCCGCCTTTTGTGCTGGCTTTCATCATGCCTATGGAGACCCCCGAGGATCCCTCCTCGAGCGCTGCGGCAGAAGACGCAGCGGATACCACAGGTACTAACCAGGGTGCGGTTTTCTCTGGAGGTCGTGCACGGGGTAAGCCCGGGGACATGATATGGCAAGGGCGGGACGGCAACTTCGTGATTATGCATCGCGGGGGCGTTCTCCAGGTGGGGTCGACGGAGCTCGCCCAGCGCATTTACATACCGCTCGGCAATATCATTACGGACATCAGTCAAAACTACGAGCATCACAATACTGGGGGTTCCATTAACTGGGGACTGTCCACAAGCTACACCGACGATAATCCTCAGACCGAGTTTCGTCAGACGTTCCGGTTGTTTGCCAACGATGCCCAGGCGGATCTACGCATTGCTGTTGGGCAAGTGCATCAGCCTGTTCCAGAACCTTCGGGGGATGCAGGCGAGACCTCGAACAACACGGCGATGGGTGTAGGGGCCGACACTATCGTTGCTGAGTTCGTGATCGCACCGGCCGGCTTCAACGTGGAAGCGGGTTCGCCGGTGAGCGGCGTAGAGAACCTGACCAAGTTGAAGATGTTTTTTGACCGGTCAGGGTCTGGGTTCTTGCGCGCTGAAGCAAGCGTCAACATCCGCGTCAAAAATCAACTTCGTATTACGGCAGATCAGGGGATGACGCTGACCTCGGGTAAGTCACTGCAATTGCAGGCGACAGAAAATCTACGGTTGGTGGGAAGTACTGGGGTTCAGATTACGTCGGATAAGGGCGCGGTAACCATTAACGGAGGGGACACCCCCGTGGCCACCGTCGGCTCAGCGGTGAGCATTGTTATCGCAACGCCCGTACCTATTATCCTGAGCGCACCCGTACCGGGGACGCCAGGTGTCATCTCAGCGGGCGCGATGTTCACCGGCTTTATCACCAACGGATCCAGCACGGTGTTGGTCCCGGGGCCGCAAGGCTAAGCGATGGCTCTGGGTGCGCTCAAAAGCGGTACGTTGGGCGGCTTCAACGTGGGCCTCGCGGTGGCGGTTGGGTTTTTGGTACCTCTTGGCATCCAAATCGACGCGCTCATCGCGGCGGGCCTAGGCCCCTTTCAGCTCGACATCAGCGCGCGCCTCATGGCGACGCTGTCCATGTCGGTGGGCCTGAGCATTCAGGTGGGTAACCCCTTCGCTGGGATTCAAGCGGTGCTCATGGCGCTCGCCAACATTCAAGTGGCGTTGTCCCTAGCCCTCGAATTTCCTATCCCCTCAATTCAAATTGGTGTGCAGCTCAGCGCTTCCATCGCGTTGGCGGGCACGCTGTCGATTCAGCTGGGGGGCTTGCAATTGGCTATTCAGCTGGCTCTCGCGATCAAAATCCCTGCGCTACGTGCTACGGCGCAACTCGCCGCCAGTTTAAACGCCGGCCCCGTATTCGCGTTTACCTTCGCCGGGGATTCCTTGGCGACCACGGGCACGGAGGTGAACGGCTTATTTGCCGGGGGTCTTATTGACGGTACCAACGTCATTCAGCCTAGCGATCCCGTTTTTGGTATCGTGCTGCTAAGCGCAGCGCCTTCAGTTCAAGCATCGTTCGATGTACTCTTTCAGGTATAGAAACCATGATGCAGCCTCTTTTCTACGCCCCCGAAGTGTTCATCGAGAAAAGCGCGGGCGAGGTCGATCTTCCAGACGATCCGAATCAGTGGCCGCAACAGATTCTTCAAGAGCTCTACAAGCAAGTCCCCTACATTACCGATTACCAACCCCATGTGCGCATGGCGAGCGTGGACGCGGAACGGGGGTACGGGCTAGGGCACGTCGAGATCCAGAACCAAACAGAAGCCCCGATGGATACGCCGCAGGATCAATTGGATTCGGCGGGCATCCGTACGGTGCGCATCCCCTTCATCATCCGGGAAAAGAAGCTCAGCCCCTTCGACTTGCTGATCAATGATACCGGCGCGACCATCCCGCTGACGGAAAACCGGCTGCGTCAGGCGCTCTTTCGGCCCCAGGCATTTGACGTCACCAGCCGAACGCCGGGGGATCAGAGCATGATTGGTCAGCTCTACCCACCCTACCGTCAGAACTACGGGTTTGGTGGGGGCGGCATCGCGATGAACGCGGCCGGCGGGATGGGCATTGGCAAGGTGGGCATGAAGCTCGCGGCCGCGGACGAAGCGTCCAGTGCCTTCGAAGCGTTCATTCTGAGCGCTGCGGAGAAGGACGCGAACGTCCTCACACAATCAGCGCGCGAGCACATCAAGCCGAAGAACTTTGCAATCCCGAAGGGCGAAGGCCCCGGCGGTACAGGCAAGTACCCTATCGAGAACGCGACCCATGCGAAGGCTGCGCTGTCGATGGTCGGCGCTCACGGCTCACCCGCGGAGAAGACCAGGGTCTATTCGGCGGTGGCCAAGAAGTATCCGGGGATTGCCGCGAGGTCGTTGGTGCCTGCGGTCAAAGTGGATGCAAAAAAAGAAGCCTCGGTGCTGCTTGCCATCCTCCCCACCTTGGACGGTTTCGATGCGGAGCATGCCGCAAACGAAGTAAATGCCCTAGGCCCCAACGCATTTTCTCGGATCAAGGTAGCGTCCTCTCGTTTCTACGACGCGCTGCGACTGGTACTTGCCGCGCAGGAGCAGACGAAGCACGCGGCGTGGGAGCAGTGGCTCAAGCCCGACGTGGTCCAAGTGCAAAAAGCCGTGGAGGGCTACAAGGTAAAGACGGCGAGCCGCCGGTACTGGGATCCGCAAGAAGCGTTGATGAATCGCGGGGACGTGGTGCGGAGCTTCGGGACCAAGGTGGCCATGCAGGCGGATCTGACCGGTTGCTGCACACTAGGTACGAACCTGCAGAAGACGGCGGAGGACGCACCCGCGACGGCATCGGTGGTGACCAAGCCCGGGATGTACAAGGTCATGGACAGCGGGGGCAAAGAGCAATTGGGGTACGTGGTGCCTCAGCTGGTCGATGTGCATGGATCCGAGATTCCGATCGCCTTGTTCACCAACGGCAGCACGGTCGCGGTGCAGAGCGACATTCATGGCGTACCTGCGGGGGGCGCCAACGTGAGCTTGCCTTCGGGGCCCATTGGGCAGCACGGCACGTTTTACACCGAGCGCGACGGGGGCGTTCGTATGACGGTGCCCTTCGATTTGCAGGACTCGGTGACGCAAGGCGATCAACCCCGAGTGTACAACGGCACGACGTTCGGGGGCGACAAGGTCACGCTGTCCGTGCAGCCCAACCTGGTCGACGTGACCCCCGTGGACAACGGCCGGGTGTTGATCCCCGCGGAGTGGAAGTGGCTGCCCCTTGATGGCGCCGATCACATTTCGCTCTTGAGCAGTGAGGAAGCCACGGCAGCCAACCCCGAGAGCAAGCTGGCGCACGTTGAGGTGGTCTCCGACGGAATGTCCTTTACTCTGCGGGGGACGCCTCTGACCAAGATCGCGACGGAGCAGCGCAGCTTCTTGTCCCTGGATGACGCGATCTTTCTCCTCGCGGGGCTTGGGGTGGAGATGAATTACGCCGCGGAGAAGCTGGCCGCGGCGGTGGCCTTCAGCCGGCCGGAGCCGATCAAGGTGGCGTGCTTGGTTGCTCCGAAGGGCGATCAGATGAAGCAGGCCCTCGAGAAGGCGGCTGGAATTGTGGGTGCCATAGCCGGTTTCAAACAGCCGCTCCTTCTCAAAGAAGCGGCGAGCTTCCCCGATCCGCAGATGGTTGACACGGTCTTGAGCCTCGGGTTCATCAATCCCGAGAACATCATGACCTTTGTTAGCTACCTTCCGGACATCGAAGACGTGCAGACGAAGATGTGTGAGTTGCTCTTCGCCGTGCGCTGCGGTCTCTCGAACGTGCCGCAGTCGGCACTCGAGCGCGCAGTGCGGTCGACGGAAGAGGTCATTGAGGGTCTCAAGATCCTCGGTTTCCAAGGTTCCTAAATCAGGAGCTAACGTTCGTGCTCCGAGCCCCGCCACCGGCGGCGTGGAGCACGAACACCAATTCACCTCTTTCGCAGTGTAGACTGCCCAGGTGATTCGAAGAAGCCCCGCGGAGTACTACATCAAGTACCTCATGCTGCTACCCGACAAGCTGTCGGACGCCGACATTGTTCGGACCTTGAGGGAACACCAACTGGATTACCCAGGAGCGAGTTACTTGACGAAGCTGCGCGCGGGCTTGCGCCCGCCGACGCCCTTTCGTCCGCTGATGGCGAGCGATGTCCCTTCCTACCGCTTTTTACAGAGGCATCGGGTCCACCATCTCTTCTTCCGAAATACCTACACGCTCGAAGCGCTGGAGATGTTGACCACGCCCCGCTCGAAGGAGCTGATCGAGTCCCTCATCTTGGCGGAAGAACCCTTAATGAGCATCTGCCTTCGCTTGCGACGGTTTGGCGTTCATGTGAATCCTAAGTCGGTGGAGTACTACGAGCACTTCTTCTTCAACACGAGCCTCGTAGACCACACGGAGCTTCGCGCGCTCATATCGATTCGCGTGGAAGACATGGCGGCCGGAAGCAACCCGGATGCGGAGACCCTGGTGCGCTACAAAGCGATGCAGCGGGCTTTGTACAACGACCCGCGCTACGTAGCGGTGAACGCTGTATCCCCTCAGATCGCAGCGATGCGTCTTCAGATGCGCCACGGCTTGATGCCAAATCGCATTGAACGAATGAAGCTAGCGCAGAGCGTTCAGCAAATGGCGATGACCGCGTTGTCCGACACGTTGCAGCGAGGGGGTCCGGAGTACACCACGCAGGCGCGGGATCTTGCGTCGGTGGCAAAAGACTTGAGCACCATCATTCGTGAAGCGGGCGGGGAGAACACGCAGCTCAACGAAAGCTTGCAGCGAATTGCGCTCAGTAACGATACGACCGAAGTGCAGAACATCCGACAGTTGCCCGGGGGGCAATATGAAGATAGTGTCACGATCACTTCCGTTGAGGTGATGAATGACAAGCGCTGAGCGTACGGTGCAGGTGTCGCAGGTAGATAAGGGCAATGCTGCTACCGCGTTTTCGGGTACGGGGGACATGCTTTTGCCCGCAGTGCTGTCCTTTGTATCCACGGGCTACCGCTACTTCTTAGAGGAGCACGCCCTCGTGGAGCGTGACCTCGTGGTGCATTTCTTTACGACGGAGCAGCAACAAAAAACGTGGGATGTTAATGCGCTGGAGCAATGGTGGTTGAACACATTTGCGTGCACATTGAGCGCGGTCGCCTGTGATTACTTTCAAGCGGGGCCCCCGCGCATTATGGCCAAGTACACAAAGGAAGTAGCGAGCTGGTGGTTTAAGGCGCAGGGGTTTGACCACCTTCTGGATTTGTCCGCGTTCCTTCACGTTTTCTTCGAGCGGCTTGACGAAACACTTCACGCTGAGCTTCTTGCACCTGGCGCACTTCCACCCGGTAGGGTTTAAGAGCAAACTCCACGTGCTCTCTTGTGAAACGTACATGCACGGCGCGCCAGCCAAGCCCCAAAGCAACCTGTCGGATAATGGCGCGGATGGACGTGTGTAGGTCCTTGGGCAATGAGGCAATCTGAAGCTTGGCGTGGTGCTCGCGTTTCTTGTCGTCGGTATCGAGGGACCAGCCACCAGGAAAGTGAGGGCCGCCGGAGCTCAACCAGCGCCAAACTTCCTGAAGGGCCTCTTGGGGGTCGGCTGTTTCTTCTTGAGGTTCCATGGGTAACGCAGCTTTAGCCTACGATGACGATGATCTGGACGACACGTGGGATGGGGAAGAACCCTGGACACCCGAAGTCTTACCCGAGGAAGAGCCCCTTGAAGTAACCGCGCTTCAAAAGGTTGCGCCCGTCTTACCCATGATGCGCCCGTCACAATTCACGGCGCGGGCGTTCGTCCTACCAAAGGATGATGGAATGGGGTCAGGTCCTTTCTCTTTCAAAGGGAGACGGCATCTTCCTCGCCTTTACGATACGCCCGCACGCCGCGTTCTTCTATGCTGCGCACGACAAGTTGAAAAGTCGACAGCGTTAGGTAACCGCGCGCTGTGTTACTCAGCGCTCGTTCCTTCCATCCGCATTCTATACGTGAGCCCCTCGGGGTCGCAGACCAAAAACTTCTCACGGGATCGTATTAAGGAGCCTATCGAGACCAGCGAGCTTTTGCGCCAATTCACGACGCGCATGCTGTCGCAAAACGTCTTCGATAAGCAGTTCATCAACCGGTCGATGATCACGATGCGCTACGCGTATCTGAATGCAGACCGCGCCCGCGGTATCCCCGCCTGGCAGCTTTACTTGGATGAGATCCAGGATATTTTGCGCAGTTGCATCCCTGTTCTTGAGCAGTGCACGTCCCACGCACCCGATCGATGGAAGAGCTTTGTGTACGCCGGTACACCGAAGAGCCTCGACAACGTAATCGAGGAATACCGGGCCAATAAAAGCACGCAGGGGGAGTGGGTTGTTCCTTGCGAAGGGTGTAACACGTGGAACGTCCTCGGCGAGAAGAACATTGGTAAGAAGGGGCCCATTTGTAGCAAGTGCGGTAAGGCGATTGACCCGCAAGGAGAGCGCGCCCAGTGGGCCTGGATGGTTACGCCGGATGAAGAGCGTATCCATGTTCCCTTTGAGAGCTACCGCATTTCGCAGTTGATGGTGCCTTGGAAGATTCGAAACTGGCACGAAGTTCTGCACGACTACGTTAACCATCCCCGCGCGCAGTTCATGAACGAATGCCTCGGCATTTCGTTTGAGTCGGGGACCCGGCCGCTAAATCAAGCGCAGCTTCGCGTGCAGTGCGGTACGCACTCCATGAGCGAGCTTGAATCCTTGCGGCATCGCTCCTTGGCGGAGCCTTTTTTCTTTGGCGTGGATTGGGGGTCTGGGGATAGCGCTTACACAGTTCTGACCATCGCGACGTACGTGAACGATCGCTTTCGGGTGATCTTCATGCACCGCTTCGTCGGCGAGGATGCGGACCCCGACGTTCAGGTTAAGAAGATTATCGAGATGGGGCATCACTTCAACGTGGCCACCATCGGTGCCGACCGTGGGTATGGCTTTGGTATGAACAGCCGCCTTGTACGCGCTTTTGGTAACAAACGCGTTCATCAATTTCAGCACTTGGGCAAGCTTACGAAGAAGGTGATCTTCGATCCCAAGTTGATGTACTGGAAGATGCACCGCACCGCGGTGATGAGCGATATCTTCGAGGCTATTAAAAAAGGCAAGGCGGAGTTTCCCCGATGGGATGAGTTCAAGAAGCCTTATGCCGAAGACTTCACGAGCATCTACAGTGAGTACAACGAACGCCTACGAATGATCCAATACGACCATAAGCGTGGGAGCCCTGACGATTCATTTCATTCGTTTATGTACGCGTGGCTTTCCTCTATGATCATGATCCCACGCCCGGACATCATTGCGCCGTCGCAGGAAAGCGAAGACGGTAAAGTGCTATCGCCTTACACGGGCCCCGTTTATCAGGGCTAATGCACATAGTGATTGAGTCGGCGTAAGACGTTGGTGTCGGTTTCAGGAAAGATTGTGGTAGCTGCGGTGCGCCCGCGCCGGCGGAGCACGTAGATGTAGGCTGCTTCGCGCAAAGAGCGTCGAGCGGCGGCAAGCTCCGCTTGTGCTTCTTTTAGCTCGAGATCCATGAACGGGACGCTGAAGCGCTGGTAGAGGCGCTCGGCCAATTCCAGGAGCTCTCGCCAGGGTTCGGGGTTGCCTGTGTACAGCTCCAGCAAATCGAAGAGCTCTTCATGAATGCCGAACAAGAGGGTGCACCAATCCGCCACTTCCAGGACTTCTGTGGGTACGTCGGCGAGCGCATCATGAACGCGGCCCGCGAGGTCGAGGATGCTTTCTCGGTCGTACGGAAGCGTGGGCGCGTTCAATCCGTGAAGGCGTTCGAGTCGGATAAGCCGGCGCTCCAAGCGGTCTTCGCGAGCATGCTCTAATAAGCGCCGCGTCTCACTGGGCGCATTGACCACCCCGGTTTGGCGCAGAGCCGCCAGCATCTGCACTTCATCTCTCTCCAGGTAGACCGTAACTTCGATCGGGTTGTTGCAGCGACGCAGCTCTCCTGTACGCACGAATCGCCGCGCTTGCCGGTAACTTATATGAAGAATCTCTGCGGCTTGCGCGAGCGTTACCCAGTTTGGATTTCTTCCCATGCGTTCTTGGGACATGTACCCTCTAGTAGCACCTATGAGCCAGTACGATCTACCGCCGCAAACCCTGTTGCAACAATCCTCGGCGCGGCCTGTCAGCGGGGAAGAACTGGAGACATACGGAAAGCATGCGGCCGATGCTTACGGGCGGGGAGATTACGAAACCCTCAGCGAGGCCATTGTGGACACGGTGAAGACCGCGGGTCTTTCTCCTGCGCAGGTTCAACGCGTGGTGGAGTTTACGAACACCGCGGCTTTTTTGACGGAGTTCAATAAGGAGGGCGCCGCAAGTAAGTACGTTGTATTCAACGGAGGGCCGGCGCGCTTCAACGAGGTTATTCAAGACTTGAACGATGGGGGTGGGGGCACGGTGTTCGATCGGGGAATACTCGATTACTCACACACCCCCGACGTGAAGACGGCGTCGCGGAAGCAACAGGCGTTGGAGAAGACGGCGGCGGCAGAAGCCGACGATGTCTTGGCGCGCGCTTTCCGTGTTGAATGCGCTGCGTCCCCTTTGCCTTACGCAAACCCCCTCGCGGATGTTCATGATCTTTGCGAGAAGCTGGCCGCGGCACGGGACGGGCACACCGCGCAAATAAATGAGCTCGAGCTTGATCTGAGCGCAGTGTCCGAAGAGATGTACCAGCACGTAAAACAGGCAGCCCTCGAGGGTGTTTCCCTTGGCTCGGTAGTGCAGGCGTGGGACTTGGCATTGCAACCTGACCCAGTCCTGGTCAAGGCGGCCTTTGCGCTGATGGGACCTCGACTTCAAGCCGACGTGTTCGGTTCGTGGAATGCACTGGGTGCCTCCTTTGAGAAAACCGCAGCGGTGGGGGCAATGGTTAACGCGGAACACCCTATTGTGGTGGCCTTCGATGCCTACTGCGACCTCGTTACCAAGCTCGCGCACCTGCGCGCGGCGCAGGGCGACATGCTGGCGGGCATCGATCAGCTTCAGGCGTTCGAACGTTCCGTAGCGCGTAACTACAGTGAGGTGGTGGCGTGAACCCGTTGGATCTGTACTTGCTGAGCAAACACGCTGATGCGCCACAAGCAGGGGGTTGGGGGCCAACGCTGCGCAATGCTGCCATTCAAACCGGCGTGGGGTTGGCGGTAGCGGGTGCTCCCCTGGCCGCCAGTCATGTGTACAACGCGGTAACCAAGCGCCATCACTTCAACAAAATGATGGAGCACAACGAAGACTTGCAGGCGTACCACGCGCAAGACCCGGCGCGCTTCAATCAGCTCTTCACGTCATTGCACGGCATGAACCCCGAGTTCGCCGCCGACCCTATTGTGGCGGGTTCTTACATGCGCCAGATGGCCGCCCACCCCGCAGGCGCGGGCAAAGCCTTGGTTGAAGCACGCGGTGCAGCCAAAGCGTTGCCCACGCATCCTTTGTCTGACGTGATGAAGGGGATGGCGCCCACGATGGGTAAGGCCATTGCAGAGGGTACGGCGCCCAAGGCGCGGGCGGCACAAGTTCCTCCTGATGTAGCCACGGGCTGAGCACGGCGCGTGATTAAAGTCAGTACCTTCCTTCATCAGAACGCGTTCGGCTACACCGCCATACCGCTTTTCGGTGCGGCGGATCGGGAGTTCGAAAAGAACGCCAGCGCGCACTTGTTGACGCCTGTGGCGCAGTACATTGCGTCTTTGCGCCCGATGAACAGCGCTCAATATGTTTTGGTGAACGCCCTAGGCGCGGGGGAGTACTTCGGTTCGAATATAAATGGCGATAACTTTCCCGAAGCAGGATTGATCCATTGTCCCGCGGGATGGACGGGTACGCCTGGCGTCGATCGCGCCTTAGCCGCGGATTGGCCTTACGGCTTTCCGACGTTCTACAACGCGTACCCCTTCGCGCATCACAAGAATAAGGACGCCAGCCGCGCGTATGGGGTTGTGGAGCTCGCCGCGTGGAACGACCACATGAAGCGGGTCGAATTGGTGGTGCGCGTCGATTACGACAAGTGCCTTCAGTACGGCGGTGTTCCTGTTTGGGACAAGCTGAAAGCAGGTCAGTACGCCGACGTCTCCATGGGAAGCCGCGTCCCTTTTGATACCAGTTCCATCACGTTGGATTGGAACGCGTACAACGACGCTAAGGCAACGTACGACCCGAAGAAGCACCGTTCCCCCGGCCAAGCTGTCCTCGAGGTGCATAAGAAGACGCCCATTAAAGGGCTAAGCATCACGCGTGACGATTACGACGAGTACTGCCTCAAGTACATGAACCGTATTCTGCCCGATGGGCGGAAGGTGTTCGTCTGGAATGACTACCCGCGGTTCTTCGACATCAGCTTCGTCTTTATTGGTGCCGACCGTACCGCGAAGGTCATGGTGTACATCGCCCGGGAGGGGTCCTTTCCCGAAGCGATGCAAACCAAGACCGCCTCTGTCGCCGAAGGGTTCTCTGGGTTTCTTGAGAAGACGGCCAGCGTTAAGGGAGCGGGGCTTAAGCGGGCGGAAATCGATAAAGAGGTTACCCCCATTCCCGATGCGGCCAAGGCCATCCCTCTTCTGACGAAGAACGAACCGCCCCTTCCCCACGACTTGTTGAACGCCTTGTCTGCGGTACCCACAGCGAGCGCACTGAGTACAACCAGCGGCCTTGGGATGGTTCTGCGCCCTCAAGAATTTCAGCGCATGGTTCTTGTGCGTGCCGGCCAGGGTTCTCTGGCGGACAGCTTGGATAGGCAGAACAAGGTATTTCCTTCTGGAGAACCTCCTTCATCGTGTGGTTTATCTCCGGAGTTGTTTCTTCCGGCGCTGGCGCGCTTACTTCTTCCCTTGTTCGATCAGCGCACCGCACTCGCTCCCGCTGTTGAGCGCCGCGTTGTTATTCTTAGCTCAGGTTCTGCGGATCCCGTGAGCGCACCTACTTCCGATACCTCGGAGCTTCTTCGTAAGATTGGTGCGGCCTACAATGGGTATCGTGAACAACTTCTGGAGATAGCCCCCTACAGCCAAAGCTTGATCCAGAAAGTAGCGACAGCTAGAAACCACGACCTAACAAAGCTTGCTGAGTGTTCCCCAGAAGATGTGTTTACCCCCCTATCATTCTGTTACTTACGCGACGCGTATTTGCATACTTGCCGCGCAGGATGATACAACTTTCCTATTAGGCACACGCCAGCGTGGAGAGGGGTAGCGCCCTTCGAGGAACACGTGAACACGTCCCACTACTTCGGAGAAACGCATCCATGATGAACGCCACGCTCGCGGCCATGTACAATACGGCAGGGTACGGAGCGCAAACCCGTGAACAGGAGAAGGTTGCACACCTTGAGCTGTTCGCCAAAACGGCCGCGGCCAATGGGATTGACCTGACGGCGCTTTCTCAAGGTGATCGGGTCGCGCTCTACAACGAGTTCACCCAGAAGCTGGCTGAAGAGGGGGGCGAGTTCCCCCCGAAGGGTGAAGAGCACGAGGAAGAGTCCGAAGAGGAAGAGTCCGAAGAGGAAAAGAAGAAGCGCGAAGAGAAGGACAAGGAAGAGGGCTCCGAGGAAGAGAAGAAGGAAGCCCAGGCGCAGTTCGCAGCCATGCGTCAGTGGCAAGAGAAGAACGCCGAGGTCGATTTCCTTGGCCGCCGTATGGCGCACGCATTCGAAGACGAGCGCCGGCAGATTCAAGCTGCGAAGACGGCGTCGGCCAAGCCGGGAGCGGCGCAACCGGCAGTGCCGGCCGTTGCTCCCATGCCGAAGACGGCGTCGGTTAAGCAGCCCGCGACGCCGTTTGATACCCAGGCCGCGCGTCTTGCGGTGAAGCTGGCTTCCGACGCCAAGCTCAATACGAACTCGGTCATCGACAAGCTGAACGCGTTGCTGACCCTCGGGGTACCCCCGTTGGACAAGACGGCATCGGTCGCTTCAGCGAGTGATTACACCCACACCCTTAACGTGCGGGCCCTCGAGCTGTTGGAAGCGTCGGGGTACCCGGTCAACTGGAACGCGGTCTTCGGGCAGTAAACACGCCATGACACGGAGCAGAAACAAGTACGCGGACGCTTTGGGATCGGGAACACCGGATCCCAGTACCGCCCCGGCACGTTCTGCGTCTGTGCCTCAAATCGCTATCGCGAACACCCCGGCCCCTGGTCAACGGGGGCCTGTGGGTCTTGGCGGTCGCACATCGTATTCGCGTGTCAATACGGGAACCCCACCCATCCCCGACATGGGAACCAGTGCTCAGAAGAGCCAAGCTCCTCGGGGGATGGAGTTCCTACCCAAGACGGCAGCCCAGGAGAATTATCACATGACGACTACGGTCGCGGGACGACCCGCGCTGCAAGAGATTATCAAACAGGCCATGGAAGGGGCGGCTGCTCGGGTTGACATCAGCCTGGAGTCGGCGCGCCAAATCGCTAATGCTGGGGGAACACCCCCCGCGGTTGAGAAAACCGCTTCGGCACTTCCTTCCGTACGTTCCTTGCCAACGGATTTGACCACGAAGTTGGCCAGCGCCCTTGATTACGTCGCGGTTCAGATGGATCCCAAGCTGGCAGCCATCGACATCGACGCCAAAACCACCGACGGCGTCGGCCCGGGGGAAGGACCCAATGCGCTTGATGTGACGCACGCGATTAGCAGCGACGCTCCCCTTCAGCCCAATGCGTCGGGAAAGGCGATTGAACAACCGCCCAAAAACCCGGCACAGCAAAAGGATCCAACCCGTCCGGCCGACCCGGGTACGGGGCTCGAGACCAACGACAGTACCGAGCACAGGGAGCAGCCGATCGAGCCCATCCCAAATCAAAAGACCACGCTCTCCAATGAGCAGGCCAAAGAGTCGTCGGCGTACGCCAACAACCTGCTTGCTCTTGGGCTGGCGCGTGTTGAGTACGACACCAAAGGCCAGCCGCAAATTGTTAAAGCAGCTGGAATCGGGGGCGCTATTACGGGTGCTCTTGGCGGCGGTGCTCTTGGCGCAGGGTTGGGTGCCTTGGCCGGGCATGCGCTGGGTATCGGCGCGGGGACCGGCGCGAAGTGGGGCGCTACCCTCGGTGCCGCCGGCGGTGCCCTTCATGGATCAGACGTGCTTCAAGGCGTGGGCGCTCCCCCTGCCGCCGAAGCGCAACCCAAGGTTGCCGCGGAGGAAACCACGCTTGAGCGCAAGGGGCGCAAAGGCGGTGCATTGGCCGGCACGATTGCAGGCAGTGTCGGTGGGGAACGCGCGGGGAGAGCTCTGGCCGAAGTGCTGGGCGCGGGTGCTCTTCGAAGTGGTCTTGCCCGTGCAGGCGGTTCTGTTCTCGGAGCGGGTATCGGTCATCACATCGGTGGGCGCCTTGGGCGCGCGGCCGGCGGCGCGGCGGAACATCGTCTCGACATGATCGACCCCAAGGGGAAGAAGGAAGCGTCGGCCGCGCTCAAGAACCTGGCGCTTCGCATGGCGAAGACCGCCTTGGATCCGGAAATGATGACTCCCGAACAGATCGATGCAGCGCAAGCCTACGGAGCGGCGCGCGCGCCACAAGTTCATGGCGCGTTGGTGGGCGGTGCTCTTGGGGCTCTCGGTGGGGGTGCCGCGGGATATTACTTTACACCTCTCAACTTTGCCGGGAAGATGATGGGTGGCACCTTGGGCGCGATTCACGGTGGTTTGGCAGGAGCGGATATCGGCTCAGCCGTTGACGCGGCGCGGATGACTCCTGAACAGCACGCGCAGATGACCTTGAACGCGGAAGATGCCGCGCAGGCTAACAAGCAAGCGTCAGTGTACGCCCGCAATCTTCTGGCCCTCGGGCTGAAGAAGCAGGCGGAAGATGCCATCAACCCGGCGCAGATCAGCGCGGGTAAGATCGACGACATCGGCGTCAATTCTCCTGACGGTGCCACCCCGGCGGGCGTTGGTGTTCCTTCGGAACCGAGCGACGTCAATTCACAGAAGCGGCTCATCGAGTCGAACCTGGCCGCCATCGGGTACACCCGGCGGGAAGCCAAGAGCGATCCGAAGAAAGACCTAGGCGCGGTGCTCAATGAGCCGGCCCTGTCCGCGGAACATGATCGTACGCTGAACGAAGCGTTCGATCACACGGAGGAAGCGGGCGCCAAGATTGGTAGCGCTCAGACGTTGAAGATTGCTGCCGCGCGCGCGGTTTTGAACAAGCTCGCGCAGCAACAGGTGGTCGGCAAGAAGACCAAGAAGAGCATGATGGGAGGCGCTGGTGGCGCACCCAATACCCCTCAAGCCGCCAGCGGATTTACCGCCGGCGCGCAGATGTAAAAGGAGCGGCCATGGCAACCCAAAAGATGGATCAAGTCAAAGTCGCTCGCGTCATTAAGGATGCGGCGGTCGCCTTGCGTACCGTGTCGCAAGAACGGGACGCATTGCAAACCGAGAACGCCAAGTTGGCTCAGGCCAACCGGGTGTTGACGACGCGCATGCAGGCCGAGAAGGTAGCGATGGACATGCACGACAAGGGTGTGCACACCGCTATGCCTTTCGCGGACCTGGTCGACACGCTCGAGAAGCGTGCGCATCAAGACCCGAAGGGCTTTGAGGTTCTCAAAGAAGCCGTCAACCTTACGGGTCCGGACATGATGAAGACCGCGTCGGTGGGCACTACAGCCGCTGCCCATCTCGGTGCTTCGGATTTCGAACAGTACATCCTCGGAGACATCGGCTGACCGCGGCGCTTCTTCAACAGACTGCACTAGGAGAATTTCAGTGACCACACTTCGCGAAAACTTCAAGCCGGTTTCCGACGTTATGCCCATTGTTCGAAGGGACTGGATCCTTGCGGACAAGACCCTGGCCAACCCGTCCAACCCGCTGTCGCTCATCGATGGCGAGTGGATGACGCTGAATGGCGTCGGCCAAATGATCCGCGCGGTTGACATCACGCAGACGTTGGGGACGTCGGCGCTCAATGTGCTGTCGTGGCCCTTGTGGGCGGAGAACGGCCGTTATGATGTGCAGGCTATAGCCGACTGCAAGATGCCCCTTCTATGGCTCAACGCCTGGGAGTTCGAGACGCGCATCTACGATCCGGCCGAGGTCTCGGGGGCAAACGGCGCGCCCATCGCCGCCATGCTGCAACCCCTCAAGGTGGCCAGCATTTCGGTGGGTGGCGTGTACGGGGTACGGACCCTGAGCGGCCTCGTGGGCCATGGCGGTTCGAACGACACCGACCGCATCGTTGGGTACGTCACCAAGTTGCCCGCTGCCAACAACGGTTGGCTGCGTCTTCGCGGAGGCAACCTCTTCTAAGCCGTGTGGTGAACAACGGCCTACTTAACTAAAGGAGAATCAGATGGCATCGGCACGGCAAGTCAACGATCTGTTCAACACACGCCTCGGCGAACCCGGGGGCAAAGAAAAGCTCGCCCAGTTTGGCGGCTCTTACATTCGCGATCGTCTTCGCGAGGTTTCGTTCGTTCGCAAGATCGTGCCCCCGGAGCAGGTTACGCGTACGGACTGCCAGCGTTCAACGCGGCATGACACGCTGGTCAAGATCGTCGACATCGAGCCCAAGAGCCGGGCCATGGCGATCAGCTTCCGGGGACAGCCCACGGCCCGGTTTATCCGGGGTGAGCGCGCCGAGGTAGCTTTCTTCACGATCAGCTCGGAGGTCTTTCAGAAGACCGAACAAGAGCTACTAGCGTATGAGATGCCCATCACCAAGATCATCGAGGAGAATTCGGTGAAGGACATCCAGGAGATCGAGGATCGCGAGTTCGTCATCCATATCGAAGCCGCGGTTCAGGCGCTTCAGCAGGAAGCCAACGGTGGAACGATCGTGTCGTTGAACGCTTCAGCTCTTCAAGGCAGTGCGCCTCCGGTCGAGTTCTCGGTTCGTAAGGGGGAGCTTGCGCGCGCCGCCAATACGAACGACGCGGTAATCCGCCCGGTTCAGCGCAAGGACATCGTGGAGGGCTTCAAGATCATCGACGGAAGACGCCTGCGGTGCGCACGCTTCCTTCTGACCGAAACTGACTTCGACGATGTCCTGTCCTGGACCGTGGAAGACACCGGCGATCGGATTCAGTCGGAGACCACCGTCGACGGGTACAAGTACAATTTGCTCGTGGGCCGCCCGTACATCCGGACTGTGAAGACCGACATCCTGCGCCGTGGGAACATCTACTTCTTCGCGGAACCCGAGTTCTTCGGGAAGTTCTACGTGCTTAACCAGACCAAGTTCTACATCGACAAGGTCGCCAACACGATCACCTTCCAGGCATGGGAGGACATCGCGATGGCGGTCATCAACATCGCCAGCGTTGGCAAGATCGAGCTCTACTCGGCGGACGCTACGGCCAACGATGAGGACACGCTGCTCGACAACTTCATTCCGGTGGCTGAGGATAGCCTTGGCGCCATCAACAACCGCGTGAACGAAGGGCTCAAATTCCCCCAGATCGTCGCCAATTAACCTGAGGGAACTCGCGTAGTTCTGTCGGCCCGGATTAAGAGGGCACCGGCGCCGGTCGTCGGTGTCCTCTTTTGCGTTTCAAGGTAGGCTACGATCATGCCGCAAGATGTGTTTTTCATTTTCAATACCACCCGGTCGATTCACACCGGCTCTGTGCGCCGGGCACTGCTGGGTCCTGAGAGCAGCACCAAAAACCTTTTCTTGGCGGGGGGTCTGGTCCGTGTTGTTCGGGGCCGCCCCTCTCCGGTAACCGGCGACTTTCTTCGAAAGCACATTCATGAAGTGCAAGACAAGGAGCGCAAGGGACTGGTGCGCGTGTACAACGCCCGAAGCCAACGGGTGGATCTGACAACCCTCGCGGCGGTTACCGAAGACGCTCTGCGAGAAGACGCAACCCTCGAGGACGTTGTGCCTCCTGAGGTACCTGAAGTACCCACGGAAGAAGGGCTTACTTCTACCCAGGAAGTCGCCGTGGATACGGCGGAGCTTTCGGTCGAGGAAATTTTTGAAGAAGGCACGACGGAAACTACACCCGTTGCGTCAGAAGAAGTGCACACGAGCGCGGGCAGTCGACGGCGTCGACGAGGGTAAGCGCTATGGCCAACGGTGAAAAGCTGCAGGGCGTTCAGGCGATGAGCCAAACGATGCAGGCGTTTGTTCAGACTGTGCGGCTTTTTACGCGGGATCACCCTCAGCTCAATCGTTTACTGACCGGGGAAGAGTCCACGGATCGCATCATTGCGTGGGCAGTGATGGACGCCCTTTCGGATTTCAATGGGACGCCCCCTTTTTTGGGAGCGTTCAGCCTTGAAGATTTGCTTCAATGGCATCAACAGGCGCTGCTCACACGCATGACCACGTGTTCGCTGCTTGAGTCCGTAGGGCTCCTTCAAACGCGAAACCACATCAATTATTCAAACGGCGGCATCAACGTAGGCGTGAACGATAAAACGCCGCTCATCATGAACTGGCTCCAGTACTTCAAAGGGACGACGGAGCAGATGAAGCAGCGGGTTAAGGTCTCGCTGAACATCGGGCAGATTATCGGCCCCATGAACACCGGTTTGCATTCAGAACTCTGGAGTGTGAACGCTTCGTACCTCAGTTACTAGTGGTAGAGTTTGCATTACCTAAGGAGCACCCGTGTCTCTTCATACCTATGAGTTCGACAACCTAAAGGACATGGAGTTCTTCCTTCAGGGAGGGGTTTCGGGCGGTAAAGAGGTTGTTACCCAAAACGGGCGCATCTACGGGTTGAACGGTTCGACCCTGATCTTTACGTTGCCCGCAGGCACGGTACAGTTCTCTGATGTTTTGGAGCAGGGGCTGACGTTCCAGCAGATTTCTCAGCAGATCGCTGCTGTACTCCCGGCGCTCGCCACCTTTTGGCGCGACAAGTACATTCACATCCTGCAGAAAGCATTGGGGGGTGGGATTTCCCTGAGTAAGAGTGGAACCGCGAATCCTTTCTTCGGGTTCAGCTCCGCAACGGACGCGATCGGTACCTTGTTCAACGGTCCTTCGGGGGCTACGCCGCGCTACATCGACAGTAGTGGTAAAGCACGGCTCGAGGGCTACTACGTGGTAGTGGAGTTCTAAATGACGAACAGTTTTGAGCGAGCGCTTTTCGGCGAAGACGCGCAGATCCCCCTCCACATGGCAAGTGCTTACTTCGTGTCCATGAAGCAGCCCCTTCAGGTCAAGGTGGCGCGCGTTTCGACGAAGACCGCAGGGTGGCAAGACGCGCCGGATGAGACCGGGCTTCTCGAAGGGCAATTTGAAGTACCCCTCGAGTTCGCGGTGCAGCTTATGGGTACGTGCGCCATGCACTTGCTACGGCTGATGACCGCAGGGCTCATCTACTCGAAAAGCATTCGAGGCCCCTACGCCGGTGAAGTTCTACGCGTCATTTGTGACACGGAGTGGGATCACAAGAACGCCTTTCAGTATTTGGTGGAGCGCATGGCGGTCTTGGCCGGTGCACCGCACATCCCAGAATCGGAGATGCCCCCGTCGAGTACCGATCCTCTCGCGGTAGCGCAACGTATGATCCGCGCTGAACAAGAAATGATTCAGAGCTATCACGAGTTGTGCGCAGTCCTCGGGCACAACCCGATGAAGTTCAAGATCAAGTCGTACATGGGCGAATGCCAGGCCCACTTGGATAAGTATTGGCGGGCACTGCCACCCGAGTATGGGAACAAGCCTATGATTCCTACGCCGCCCGTGATGCTCGAGCGGCACGAGGAAAATGAGACCCCCGAACAAGAGGCCATCGAAAGCCCCGAGTTTCAACAGGCGGAAGAAGCCGCGGGCGTCGAACAACCTGGTGAAGACGAAGGGGCCGAGGATCAAGAGCTCCCTGAAGGTGGGGAGGACACGCCGCAAGAAGCGTCGGAGGCGCCTTCGGAAGAAGCTGTAGAGGAACCCGCACCGCCAGACCAAAAGACAGCCAGTGGTTTTTCCAAGGTCGCTGCCTTGATGGCGAAGTGGGCCAAGGAGAACGCAACCGATGCAGAGCTCAAAGAGACCGGGCGGCAGCGGGCGGTGACCACCATTTCTGCGGAGCACCACCGGGAGTCCGCGCGCCGCGGGGAGCGGGCAGGGCGAACCCTCGGTATGTTAGGGGGTGCAGCGGCCGGGGGCGTGCTTGGGCATGCGCTCGGTAAAGGCCATCCGATGGCGACGCTAGGGGGCGCCGCTCTGGGTGGCGCCGCGGGCCATCGGGTGGGGGGTGAGCTCGGAACCGAGGCGGACATTGCGCGGCACAAGAAGGCGAACATCGCCAAGTTGGCTATGCGCATGGTGCGTTCTTTAACGAAGACCGCTGATGAGCTTCAGGGCATCCCCGATGCGGAAGCCCCCATGGCTTCCCCGACCGATGATCCGGAGCTGACCCCGGTCAATTACCTGCAAGCCGAGCAAGTGGGGCAACAGTTTCAGGATCGAAACGAGGCCAACTTCTACCGTTCGAAGCTGCACGCGACCGAGCAGCAGGTGGCGCAAGCGCAGCAAGAAGCGCAAATGCAGGTGCAGCAGATGCAGCAGGCGGCGGCTCAAGCTCAGGCTGATGCCGCCTCGGCAGCGCCGCGCATCAAGTCCGCGCTTGATGAAGCGGTCAACGCCAAGAACGACGCGCTCAAGCAAATGGAGACCGCGTCGCGCATGCGGATCGCGCAGCAGAACCTACGCATGCAATTGATGGAGTTGGCATCCCAAGATCCCGATGCCCAAGCCGCCATGGATTTGGCGCAAAGTACGGGGCAGGGAACGCCCATGGGCACACCGCTCGGAACGGTGCCCCCGGCCGCTCCCGATGCTGGCTTAAATGCGGGCCCACCGCAGCCTCCGGCTCAAGGGGATTCGGGTGGGGGCCCCCCGGGGGGGCCCGCCGGCGCGGCCCCTGATGCGCAAACCGCCCCTGGCGCGGCGCCGCCCGCGGGGTCGCCTGACATGAATGCCACTGCGGGCGGCCCGCCGGGGCCTGACCCGTCCATGGCCCAAAGCCTGACGCAGGTGGGAAAGACGGCGTCGGTGCTTCGTCGCGGGTTGCAGAAGCACGCAGCGCTCGGCGGCGCTTTGCTGGGCGGCTTGGTGGGCGGTGCGGACCAAGCCTACCGAACCCATCAGGGAATTCAGGGGGGCCTTGACCCGGTGCAAAGCCGCATTGACGCCCTGATGGGAAGCCAAGACGGCAGCTATGGCAGCGCCGCCGCCTTGGCCATGGCTAAGACCCAGTTGGCTCAGCGGGAGCTGGCCTTGGCGCATCCGACCCAGGCCATGCTGCGCAATACAGGGAAGGGCGCTGTGCAAGGGGCGCTGCTCGGCAGCGGTATCGAGGACAAGGGCCGCCAACTTCAACGACTGCTGACGCAGTAGGAGACCATCATGCTGGATGCATTTCTGAACGTGTTGGTGAAGAAAGCTTCGGACAAGAAAACCGAAGATGAGTTGACGGCGCATCTGACGCGCTTGCCTCTGAACGAGATTCAAAAGATTGCGCGGCTGGGCTCGGTTAAGAAGGCATTCTGCGGCGACGGTGACGATGGGAAGTGGCTCGCGCGCTACGAAGACACGGCGCTGTATGAGAAAGCGTTGGCGCTTGAGGAAGAGCTGCTCAAGATCGAAGCGCAGCGCATTGAGCGTCGGTTGAAGCCGGAACCCGAGATCGACAACCTCTATGCCCAAGAGGACATGGTTCGGTTGAAGAAGCGGCAACTGGACCTCGAGTTGTCCAAGCTGCGCGCGGGGGGCGAGGCGGAGCCGGCGGCAAACGATCTGGAAGAAGAAAACGATCTGGAAGAAGAGGAAGAGCCGGCAGCGGAAGACGGAAGCATGAAGTCCGCGCATTTGGCCTTCGTGCGTAAGCTGGCGGCGTGCTCGGATCCCACCCAGGGGCTGAAGGCGCCCGCGGTAAAGCGACCCCCGGTTCCTTCGATGGCCGTGAAGACAGCGAGTGTCCTGCGCCCCTTTCTTCCGGCCTTCCCAGGACTGCCCAAGGAAGCGTGCTTCGATCTGGCGGGGCGAGCGTTGGCGCACGCAGAGGCACAGCAAGCATCTTTGCGCGCCAAGCATGCGGGCATCGGCGGCGCTATCAAGGGCGCGCTGCGCGAAGGGGCCATTCAAGGGGGTACGGGTGCAGCCGGGGGCGCCCTTGGAGGCGCATTGTTTGGTGGTGTTGGGGCTTTACCCGGGGCTGCCATCGGAGGCGCCGGCGGCGCTATCAACGGTATTATTTCAGGCGCAGCCAAAGGTTTTAACGACAAGTAGGGCTCCCTAAATGCCGGGTTTGGCGATTACTAAAGCGCGCGTTCTGTCGTTGTCCCTCGACTACAACCAGTTAACTTGGGAAGTCGGAGATACAGCGGAAGACCTTCTTGATTACACCTTTCTTGTTCTGCGCGCTGAGTCCGCCTCGGGCCCCTTCGACCCCATTTCGCAGGAGCTCGAAGACGCGTTCTTGTTCATCGACAACCTGGTCAAGGTTGGGAATATCTACCGGCAGTACCACTACAAGATCCAGATCCGTAATAAGCAAACCGGGGAAGTTAAGCTTTACGGACCCTACGCTAAGACCCCCGAGCCGACGCTCATCGCTCAGGAATTGCGGCTGCATCTGAACCTGCTGATGCACGAGTTCATCGGGCGCCGCTGTTGGCTTTTACCCGTGCGTACGTTTGGGCAGCGTTGTGCAGATTGCTGGAACCCCCGCCTTCAAAAGCGGAAGTTCAGTGGTTGTCGTAGCTGCTTCGATACGTCGTTTGTACGGGGGTACCACAAGCCTATTGAAATTTGGGTCAGCATTGATCCAACACCGGCCAATCAACAGCCGACCAACTCGGGTAAGCTTCAGCAGCAATCCACCACAGGGCGCATGTCGTTTTACCCACCGGTAAAACCCGATGACGTGCTGGTTGAACCCGAGAATATTCGGTGGACCGTGCGTACTATTTCCACCACGCAAGAACAGCGCGCGGTGGTGACGCAAGAGCTTCAGATGCGGCGTGCTGAGACGACGGACATGGAGTACCTCATCCCCTTGGATTTGGGGGCGCCCATGCAAGACTTGTTTTATACCCCTGCTCGCAATTACACGAACCCGACCACACTGACGGATTTGCCTAAAGACGACATCGACTTCGAGGGGATCTATTCCCTGTACCCCCCGTGGTACGGTCGTTAGGTGATGAACGAGCTTTTCTACGCTGCTTTCGCTGATGAGCTCGTGAAGATTGCCGAGGCGGATGCCGTAACAGACGCTGCGTCGGCGGTGAATGAAGGGCAAACGCCACCCCCTTATCGAGAACACCCGGCGTTGACGCTGGCGAAGGGGGTCGGTGGCTACGCCCTTGGCGCGGGGGCAGGGTACGTGGGTATGCACGGCCTGAACCGCGGTATCCAGGCGTTGGGGGGTGATGGGTTACCCCTCGCCGTAATGAAATACGGCCCCCCGGTAGCGGCGGGCGCCGCGGGTCTTGGGTTTGGGTTGTTGCAGCACCGTATGATGGATCGTCTAAAGAAGTCGGGGGCACCCCCGCAGAACCCCCTGACGGAGCCACACGGTGGACTCGATCAAGACCCCGAAATTTGAGGACACGAGCGCCTTTCCCGGAAGCTTCAAGTACACCCCGCTCGAAGCCCTAAGAAACCTATTCGTCGGGTTCATGCAGGGCTTGTTCAATGCAGCGCCCCCAGGGGCGTATCACTGGGATCCCGACCCGGCGACCACGGACATCATCATTCAGGATGAAGCGCCGGTAAAGACTGAGGTGATGCAGCGCCGACCGCTCATCACGCTGACCCGGGGACCCATCCAGTTCTATTCCTTTGGAATGGACGATTTGCTTCAGTACGACGCGGCCATCAATCGTAAGACCAAGAGCATCTTGGCGACGGGTACGATGACGATCAATTGTTGTTCGCGCGTACCGCTTGAGGTCGAGAATATTGGCTGGGTTGTAGCGGAGCACATCTGGCTTTTGCGCGACCTTCTTCTACAGCACGGCTTGTTCGATACGGGGCGCCAGATTCAGCTGGGGTCGCCCTCTCCCGCAGGGTCTATTATTGCGGATGACAATGGGGATACGTGGACGGCAGTAGCCATCAGTGTACCGTTTCAATTTGTGCGTACGAGTGCGTTTACACCCCTCGGAAAGCAGATCGTTCAAAGCATCGAGCACCGCATGCGCACGCAATTTCCGGCGCCTACTACCGTGGGGGGTCCCCCGCCGTACAACGGGTTTGACCGTCCGTTTGCCGTGCATCCGGTACCCGTGCCGCCTCTTATCAATGCCCCCGATGCCCACGGGGGTACGGCTACGTTTTCGAACAGGCCCACCTTTCTGCCAAAGCAGCGGCACCCCCTCGACCCGACGCGGGAAGTGTACGTACGAACGGTGCGCCCCTTCCGTGCGGGTAGCCTGCAGCTACCCTCTTCTCTGTAGTGCAATTCCCATACACGCGCGCCGCGTGGAAGAATCGCTGAAGTAGCAGAGCACTTACGCATCCAAAGGAGCGCGCTACATGGCGAATAGTACACCGGCGTCTATCCCGCGCCCCGGCACCCAGGTCATCCAACAATTTAGGGCGGTAACGCCCACGGTCATCACGCCCACGCTCGTGCCCAACGTGGTCGGCGTGTGCAAGCAGATTGTGGATTTGCTCGTGACCGACAGTACCGGCGGGCAGACCCTCAATGCTGATGCGCTGATTGACCTTCCGGCCTTTTTCTTTTCGGCGGCTGCTACCGGAAGCCCTCCCGTATACACGGGTCTCGATGGGCTTCAATTGGCGGTGAGCATCAACGAGTCGGTTGAGGTTGATTTGCCGTTCTCGGACCCTTCGGCGGAGGGGTTGACCCCTGCGACCATGGTGTCGCAGATCATGGCCGCTTTGAGTCAGCAGGGCGTAACGTCGGCCCAGGCTATCCTGGTCAGCGACACCTACTTCGAATTTGCGACCCTCGGTAAAGGGCAGTTTGAATCCATCACCATCCTTGACACGACGTCGCCTGTGGTTGCATCGGCACTCGGAATTGGTATCGGGCAGACCTACCTGGGCGTTTCCAACTACAATCAGTACACGCTGACCATTCCGGAAGAAGCCTTTCCCGATCCGCGCAATAACCTGGCGGAGTTGGTGATTGAGCAAAACACCGTGCGCGTGTTCCTGGCAACGGGGCACAGCACGGACATCACGGAAGCCACGCGAACGGCGTCGTTCCTGATGAAAGGAACCGTGGCCATTTCGGGGTCCGTGCAATCCCCCACGGATTTGTCGGGCCTGGTGTACCCCACGGCCATTGGCACGAAGAACCTCATTATCAACGTGGACAATGGTACTGACCAGACGATCGCGTTCACGAGCCCCGCAAGTGACACGGCGTTTTTGAGTCAGCTCCAAGCGGGCTTGTCCGGCGCAACGCCGTCGCTGGTCTCGGGTAAGTTTTTGGAGATCACCAGCAACAGCGAGGGTGCGAATAGCTCCGTTACGATCCGCCCGGCAAGCACGCTTTTGACCACGAACGGCGGGCCCCTGTCCTTTCCCGTTTTGGCAGGTACTGGGACAAGTATCGCGGCTGTAAGCGATGGCAGCGGCGGCGCCTACACCTCGCTTCTGGATTTCGCTAGCATGAACTTTACGGCGGCAGCGACGCACGCGGTGTTGACCGCCTCGGCCCCCCCGACGTTCTCTGCGCTGACCACTGGCAGCACGTTGATTCTGAGCGATGGGCATGCGCCGCAGACCATCACGTTTGCGGGTAACGAGACTACGGTGGTGGGGGCGACCAACAGCCTACAAGCCACCATTCAGGCGCTGGTGGGTACCGAAACGGGCGGCAACGTTGTGGTGTCTTCGACAGGGGGCGCGCTGACGTTGACCAATGAAACCGTTGGCGATGAGTCGATGCTCCAAATTGTTGGGGGCACGGCCTTGGCGGCGCTCGACCCGGGTACAACGCCCACGTTGATCGCCGGTGCGCAGACCAACGGTAACCCCTTCCCTCCCCAGGCCGGCGACCAGATTTGGATCGACGGGACGTTGTTCGCGTTGGTGAACAAGGTGGCACCGGGGGGCATCACCACGCGTCTCAAGATCAACCAGCAGGTACCGATCAGTACGAATGTCGGTACGAGCTTCTACATTGAAGCGCAGAACCTGGTGTCCCCCGCGCCCCCGAATCGACCCACGCCTGACTTGGTGGTGGATCTTACGGACAACATCACCATCAAGCACAGTCTCCTGCGCGACTTCGTGGGAAACCCTCTGGCGGTTCAGGCCCCTATTTACGTGGCGTACACAGCGCTTCGGCTCGACACTACGGCCTTGGCAACGAACCCGGGTCTTTTGCGCTTCGGCAATACCACGGACCTCGAGGCGGCGATCGGGCCAACGACCGCGGACAATCCGCTGGCGCTCGGGATGTACTTCGCACTCATCAATGGGCCCGGCATTCAAGTAACGGGATTGGGCGTCGACGCAATTGCATCCGAAGAGCCCTTCGGTACCGTCGAAGCGTTCACGAGGGCCGCGGAATACCTCGAGGGCTTCGAGGTGTACGCCATTGCGCTTCTAACCCATGACGAGTCCGTGGCGCAGGTGTTCAACACCCACGTACAGTTTATGAGTCAGCCCGAGCAACACGGCGAGCGCATCTTGCTGTGGAACCCGGTCATCCCCACCAACGCGCTCGACACATTGATTACGAGTGGCACCAACGGTGACGGGCTGAGTACCATCACGTTCGATACCAAGATCACGAGCCTGAGCACGCTCTTGCAAGCGGCGGGTGTTAGCCCGGTGGGAACCATCCCGGTGGCGTCCGGGTTGTTCCTAGCTCTGGCCGCGGATGGGAACAATTACTCGATCGCCAGCATCGTGGGCTCCCGCGTTACGGTGCGCGTGAGCGCGGGTAGCTTCCCCAACGGTTCGAACGACGATGGCTTCTATGCAGAGAACGTTCTGCCTTCGCCGCTCATTGGGGAATTGTTCTCGATTCGTGTGCGGGGACTGCCCCTCGTGACGCTGGCGGGAACCCCCGATAAGAATGCGATTGCAGCCAATGTCAACGCCATGGGGCAGTCGTTTCAGAACCGTCGGTTTTGGATGACGCTTCCCGATCGGTGTGTGGCCACCATCTCGGGCGTCAGCCAGGTCCTCGACGGCTTCTACATGAACGCGGCTACCGCCGGCGCGATCGGGCAGCAGCCGCCACAGCAGTCCTTTACCCAGTTCCCCATCACGGGGTTCACCGGGGTGAAGGGTAGCAACGATACGTACAGCGAGAGCCAGCTGAACGTGATGGCAGGCGGTGGCGCCTACATCTTTGTGCAGGATGTTGCGAACGCGCCCATCTATGCACGCATGGCGCTGACAACGGATTTGACCAGTGTCGAAACCCGCACGGACTCCGTGACCAAGATCGTCGACTTCACTGCGAAGTTCGTTCGGGGGAGCCTGAAGAACTTCATCGGGCGCTTCAATATCACGCAGGGCTTTTTGGATACCCTGGGCACCGTGGGTCAGGGGCTCTTCGGCTTCCTTACGGAGAACGGCGTGTTGATTGGGGGAAGCCTCGACAATATCATCCAGGATGAGAACAACCGAGACACGGTCATCATGGATTCGACGTTGGATGTTCCTATTCCGTGCAACTACCTAAAATTGACCTTACTCATTTGATCTAATGCGGCGCGTGCTCGATGCGCCGCATAAGAGGAGCCCCACCCCGGGCTCCTCTTCTTTAGCCTACCTTTGCTAGACTCGAAGAGCTTTCGGTAGGAGCTCTACGTGCTGGCAACGATTTACAATTCACCAAGCATAGCAACTACGCATGAGGAATTAGCGGTGCGCAATAATGCAACAACCCGCACGGTGAGTCGCGTGCTGAATGGCAAGTGACGAGGTAGAGGCCCAGCGGTCTCTTTTTAGCCATAGATTAGGAGGCGGACATTGAGCGGGAATTACTCTGATTGGGCCCCGTACAATAACTACGTACAGGCCGGGATGGTTGACGGCCAGTACGTCAACGCGGGCTTCATGCTATTGGCTGCAGGGCCGCCGCGTATCGCGAACATCGGCGGCGCGGCTTCCTTTGCGCAAGCCTTGAGTGGCAATGGTCAATCGGCCAATCAGATCGTGCTGCCCATTGGTGTACTGCAGAGCTTCAACGTCAGCCACAACCGGCAGTTCAGCCGTATCTTCGAAATCGGTTCCGAGCGAAGTTACTTCATCTCGGGGCGTACGGTAGGTCAGCTGAGTTTGGGGCGCGTGTACTACCACGGTGCGTCCCTCTTGCGCATTCTTTATGCGTACTACCAAGACGATATTGGACCGACCATCGTCCCGTCGATGTGGCCGAACGCGGGTTCTGCCTCAATGGCGAACCCCCACGACGTCATCATCCCGCCGGGGTACGAGAACCTTTACTTCAACCTCGCTTCAGACTTGTTCGCACAGCCCATCGGCATCTTGATGTACATCCGCGACATCAACCAAGATGCGCTCGGCGCCCTCTACTTCGAATCGAGTTACTTGCCGAATCACTCATTGGCTACGGATAGCCAAGGGGTTCTTCTGCAGGAGAACGTCGCGGTACAGTTTGAGCGCGCAGTCCCTGTAGCTATCAGCGCGCTGACCCTTATTTCGACGGCATCCAACGCGGGGGGCTCGAATATGTCGAGTACCTTCCTTGGAATTCCTGACGCGTCGACCCAGGCCAACGCGTCCACATCGGCCGCGGCGGCGTAAGGAACTCCCGTGTCCACGCCGTTCACGACAACGCTTACCGTTCAAACGCCCATGGCGGCGGGGCAGCCGCCGCTCCCCATCGTGGCCGCTCTCTCCGCTGCTTATGACAGCCGCACCGAGTATCGACTGTCCTTTACAGTGTCGGGAACCAAGACGCTCGACATGGGAACGTTGGGCCCCAACGGCGCTAAGCTTTTGCTGGTGACGATGGATGCCAGCGTTGACCCCACGGTTCAACCCGTGCTTCTTTCCCTTAATGGAGCCACACCCGGTATCGAAGTATCGCCCGGGGGGTTTTTTGCTTTAGGGAGTCCTCAGCCAACCACCGCCGGTGTCCTTTCCATCACGATCACACACGCTTCCACCGCCGCTATGAGCGTGTGGGTTTTTGGATAACTTATGCACCGTCAAGTCATCGAGCGCGTTACTGAAGTGGCTGCGGGGTCTGCTTCTAATGTAATCAAGGACAGTGTATTCGGCGCGCTGCTGACCGTAGCGGTCGTTTGCATCATTTGGTTGCTGAAGCGCTTGATGAGCGTGCAGGATCAGAGGGTCGAAGATCAAGTACGCGCCAACGAGATGATGGAGCACAGCCGCGAGAAGACATCTAGCCTGATTGCGCAAGTGAACCAAGCGTCCGTGGGGGTCAACGCGACGCTGGACAAATTGGTAGATGCGCAATGCGACAGCACGCGTTCGTTGGGCGATTTGCGCTCGTCTATTCAGTCATTACAGGTGACCACGGACAGCGTCATCCGCGACGCTGTCCGTGGTCGGTCTCAACCGGAAGTCGCACCCATGTCGTCTGTTCGACAGGAGGTACCCCGCGGAGGGAGTTACTCGCATCTTGATCCTGGGTTGTACGACCGAGGAGAGAGAGGACGGTGACTGTGATCGCCTTCTTGCAAAGGTTGACAGGGACGTCACGCCGTGGCGTACAAGAAAGTCAACGTTTTGAGCACAACATTCGTTGCGTTATTCAACAGGTCAAACAGTTGGAACGCTTGTGCGAGGACATGGATGGCGTCTGCCATCAAGTGGAAGAAACGCAGAGGCGCATCCGTACGTCGCCCCGCTCCTCGGGCTACTCGGGGGAGCACGCTAAAACCATTCCGGCGTCCCGTCCGCCAGGAGAAGCAGAGTATGGAAACGCCGAACGAGAAGCGCCTATTACAGCGCGAGGGATGTCCCTTTGCGCGGCTGGACGAGAGCTCCCAGATCATCCGGCGTAAGGACTTGGTTTCGCTCGGCGATTCGTTTCGAGCGTCCACGATCCCCTTCGACACTCTGGCGCGCCACGTGCAGCGCCAGGTTATTCTTGTCAACCGTTTGCAATACGGCCTTTTCGCGCTATTCGTAGTGAGTATTGCACTTTTGGTAAGTACGCTTTGGTTGATTCATCGCGTCGAGACCCGTGCGGTGCCCCCTTCCTCAACAACTTCGCGGCCCCTGGAAACAGCGTGACGTTGGGCTGGCAAAAAGTAGCGGATGAATACCGCTTGGCGCCATTCGGCCAAGGGCGCACGCTGCCCCGGGATCGACTGCAAGCGCAGGCGGAAGAGTTCAACGATCAGTTTCGACAACGCGAGGCGTTGACCATGTCCCAAACGGTAGAGAACCTAGGGGGTCCCGGCAGCGGCCGTGCCCGCTACTTGCGCGCGATCATGACAACGCCGTACGCGGTGCATCCTCTTCTGCCTTTTGCGGGGCCCCCGATGATGCACCCCATGGGTTACGGGGCGGGCGCCGCGTACAGCGCGCCCAACGATCAGGATCTGCGCGCGGGGGAACCCGACCCAGAAATGACGGCGCTTGAAACGGGCATCACGCACACCGCGTCCGTACGGTTTGCGGAGGCTATGGGGCGCGTGCTCGCGGAGAAGCGCGCGCAAGAGGAGCCCGCGTACATGTACGGCCCCGAAGCCTATGCACCGTACGAGGAAGCGCCCTCACCGCAGTACGTGCGTGCACTGGCATCCCCGCCGGTTGCGCCCCATGCACAAGCGGCCCGGCAGAACGCGGTACGCGCCTTAACGCACGTGGGGCAAGGTCTCGGGGAATCCGCGATGGCAGCGGGGCATGGTCTTCAAGCCGCTGCGGGTGCGGTAGGGCGGGGACTTCAGGGTTTCATGGGACAGGAAGCCACCAGCGATCAGCGGTGGGGAACAGGGTTTAGCCCCGCGCCTGTGACTAACGAATACGGTCAACCGCTTCGAATGTAACTACGGCAGGTGGTTCCACCAGCCGGTGGCTACGGGGGGCGCGACGTCGTCGTCTTCGTGGGGAGCGGGGTCTTCATTAAAAGAGAGCAGTGGATCCTCCTGAGAATCACGCCAAGGTTCTTCATCAGTCTCTTCCTCGTCTTCGTCCTCGTCGTCGCGGGGTGGGCGTGTTTGAAACGGTAAGGCGTCCGGGGGTTTGGTCGATGAGGTGGTAGAGGAGTTGGGCTGTTCGGCGTACGTCGTCGTGCTCTGGTTGAGTAGGTCCCGTTCCTCGTTCGTCAGGCTGGCCAGAGTTTTGTTTCCGGAGAGAAGTGAGGTCAGCGTTGTGAGGAGCTCCGGTTCGTAGTGGGTGGGGTGTTCCAGGTAATCGCGCAGAAGAATCCGGGGGTCTCCCAGGAGCGCCTCGAATAAACCAGGCGTCGACGGCACGCTGCTGGGCGACGTTAGCGTCGGGTCGAAGGTTGGAGAGCTCAGGGCCGGCAGAGTCGGTAAGACCGGCAGCGGCGGCAAGGTACTCGGGAAGTACTTTTTGGGCGTACGCCCGGATAACAGCTGTTTGAGCGATTGCGTAGCGTTCCAGGAGTTCTTCGTGGTGCTCGTCACAGTACGCGGCGAAGACAGCCCCGAGGGCTTGGGCCATGTCAATGGGCGGCTCATTGTTCTGGGACCTGTCGTAGTTGAGGGCGGTTACCAGGTGTTCCGCTTGTAACCATGTCGCGTCGGGAAGCGCCACAGGCAAGAGGCGTACGTGTAATCGGGGGTCTCGCGTAGTGTCCGGCGCAAACTTCTTAGTCATTGCGGCACAAGAGGCTCAGAGGTGTACACCATGGTTTTTCTACTTGAACCACAAGATATACGACTGTATACAACACACGGCACTGATCATTGAACATGCGCAGCATCGTGGTGGTTACAGCAACTGTCCCTTTCTGCGTAGACGACCCTCGGTTCTATGGCTCAGTACGCGTGGTCGAGGTGGTCCCTCTCCACGGGCATAAAACCATTGGGTTGCGGCTCTACCTGAAAGAAGATCGCTACGTCATCTTGCCACGACATCGCTTGGACGAGGTGATCGCAGCCCAACGGGCCGCAGGTGTGATCGCAGCCGACCAGTACAGAAACGTGATTAGGGAGATGAATCCATGACTGACGTGAACAATGTGATCGCGACGTTCAAGAGCCGGCTGGCGGCAGGGCACTACAAGGAGCTGTCGGGTGCCCGCCGAGGCATCGGCAAGTTCCAGGGTATCGAAGACGCGGACCGCAAGAAAATGCTCGTTATCGCGGAGCGTCACTTTGCGGCGGGCGCGCCCGCGGTCAGTGCGCCAGTGGCTGAGGTGGCTTCGGCGGCTCCCAAGGCGAAGCGAGGGCGCAAGCCCAAGGCGGTGGTCGAAGGTGCTGCCCCGGAAGCCCCCAAGGCGCGTCGGGGGCGTAAGCCCGCCACGGCTGCTAGCACGATGTCGCTTGCCGAGGACGCCAATCAGCAGCTGGGCATTTGCGAGAAGGCCGTGGATCAGCTGTCGCGCATCGGGGATCGCAACGTCGACGTGGCTGTGGAGATGACGGCGGCGAAGGAGTGCATCGGCCGCGTCATTCGCAACTTGCGCAGCACGCTCGGAGAGGACATCACGTCGCCCGCGCCTCAGGCGCTCGTTGGGCACGTTGTTCCTCAGAGTCTTCCGGCCATGCCCCCCAACGGGGCGGGTGCCGTGCTAGGCGCTCCCGCGCATCGGTGACCATAGAAGACCGATGTAATCCACGTCGGTCTTTTCTTCAGCGTCGTCAAGCACACGCACATTCCCCTGATTTCGGATCGGCACGTGCCACGACACGGTGCCGTGAGGGGACTCCAAAATAACCACCACTTCTTGAACATGTTGCTCGACGAGCAGCAAAGCGTACGCGCCGTATACTTTTACGATGCGTTTTAGCTCGTTTGGCCATGCGGCTTTCTCGGGGGGCAGATCCACAGGGATGATGCCCTCAGTTCGCCGTCCGTGAAAAACTACAGGGGACGCCGGCCACACCAGTACAAACGGCGTGATAGACGCTCGTGCAGTCCACGAAGTGTACAGTGACGCCAATCCTTGGCGTGCTTCGCGCACCAGGTCTTGATGAATAAAACGTTCTTTGGCAAAGTAGGAAACCGCCATGACTGATGACTGTAACAGCAACGCCCGCGACCGACCTGGCTTTCAAGAAATTATGCTACGCATGGCGCAATTGGTTGCGCAGCGCTCAACGTGTCTGCGTCTTCAAGTGGGTACGGTGATTTCGAGTAAGGACTTTCGTCAGGTGTACTCGATGGGCTACAACGGTAATGCCAGCGGCTTACCGAACGCGTGCGACAAGACGGGCCCCGAAGCGGTGGGAAACTGCGGTTGTTGTCACGCTGAGCTCAACGCGATTGTGAATTGCAGCGCCTCGCGCGAGGTAGAAAAGCTTGTGTTTTCTACGGATTCGCCCTGCATCATGTGCGCTAAATACCTCATCAATCTGGGGGGTGTTACCGCCATTTACTTCCTGCGCCCCTACCGAACGCAGGAAGCTGCATCGCTGCTCGAGCGAAGCAACATTACCCTTCATCACGTTTACGCTTTTTCCAAGCAAGCCCCTGTCGGGGAAGAGATTCATGGGCGGTAAGAAGGCAGGCGTCTTCTGCAACTTTGGGCATCGGTCGAGTGATGACAAACCCGTAACGCGAAAGAGAAGTTTATGACGCAAGAACGCATGGTGGCCTGGAGCCGCCTCTTTTTGAAGCGTGAGTCGTTGTCTGCGGATGACCCGGAACGCGAAGTATGTGACAAGGCCCTCGACGACTTTTTGCACGAGGCCACCCCCGAGCAACGCACGCACATGATCAAGCTCATGGAATGCATTGATCGTGCGCTGGAGATCGCAACGTCGACGTGGCTGTGGGGATGAGCATCAGGGGCATGGAACACTCGAAGGATGCTGTTTACGTGGCACGCTGTGAGACGTGTGGCTACCTTCTGGGCGCGCAGGATCCAGGGCGGCCTTGTTGGTATTGCAAATGGGTGAGTCGATGATCATCGGAATCAGCGGACTCGTCTTCGACGAGCAGGGTAACAAGGGGAGCGCGGGGGCTGGCAAGAGTACGGTTGCGGACCGTCTGGTCGCGCGCCACAAGTTCGTGGCGGTGGGCCTCGCCGACGTCATGAAGCGCTTCGTTCAGGAAGTTCTAGGCTTCAGTGATGAGCAACTGTGGGGACCAAGCGAGAAGCGCAACGAGCCCGATAAGCGCTTTTCCCGGCGCTTACGGCCATTTCCCCCGGGCACAGAACGCGCGGTGGCTGCCATTCAAAAGTTCGTAGAAGCTATGCCTTATTTAGATAGTACGGAGCACGCGGTTAAGGAAATTAGCGAGCGACTTACAGAGTTTCTTACCCCTCGCTACGCTCTTCAGGCACTCGGTACGGAATGGGGCAGGCACTGCTACGAAGACATGTGGGTTGCGTACGCGATGAAGGTGGCGCAGAAGCTTATTCTGCAAGACGTGACGTACAGCGCGCGTTATGGCGTTTGCTATACCTCAGGTGAGGTTAAAGGCGTAGTTTTCAGCGATCTGCGCTTCAAGAACGAGATCGATTACATCAAGAAGAACGGTGGGAAGATTGTTCGCGTGCGCCGCCCTGTTGAGAAGTTTATTGCGTCGGAACATCAGTCCGAGATGGATCTGAACGACGTACCCGATGATGCCTTCGACTACGTCATCCACGGGCTACCCGCGGACGTGCACGATCTTCAGCTCAAGACCGACCAGATGCTGGATTGGTTCAAGGGCCGCATCATTCCCTACGACGAAAAGAGCGTCGACGTCCCACCTTTCCTGCGAAAGGGTGCGGTGCTTCCTCTCGGTACGGGAATCCTTGTCGAAGAGAACGTAACTGTAGCGGACAGCGTTGAGCTCAAGCTGACATCTTCCCTGGGATCGTCTCCGCCGTTTGAAGGAACAATCAGCGATGGCGGACAGGTAGACCTGGATGCACAGCACTATCTACCCATTATCAGTGTTTCTGGGAAAGATATTCGCTGTTGCCCCCTCGATACTGACAACGATGGCAGCTGCCCCATCCATCCGAAGGGTTGCGATTGAAGTAGATGATGTAAGCTAGCGGAATGCCGCAGCCGCAGCTTACCCTCAACCTACAGCAGTACGAAGCCCTGGTGTACCTCGCGCGCATCGGGGCGCGGCTCAAGGGCTTTTTGGATGCCATCGCGAAGGATGCGCGCTTCCGACAGCTTCTGGAAGCCGCCGTTCATTACGCCGGGCAGGATGCGAATAGGGCGCGCGATCTTGAAGCCTTTCTGAAAAGCATCGAAGAGCCGAACGGCATCCACCGCTACTTTCTTGCGGTGCGCTGGCAAGAATTGGCCGCTCCGTTGCCCCCACGGGTCGCGGGAGCGGCCACGCGCTTTCCAGAAAACTGGCCCCCGAATCTTCAGGGCATCATCGAGCTGATGACCCGTCCCATTGCACGGGCGGACGTTGATGCGTTTCTACTAGCCAACGCGAAGAGTCCGGTAACCGTCGTGGTGACGGCCGATCCCGGGCTTACGGTGGGATGGACCGCCGTGGAGGACTATTTCGTATGATACAAGAAGCACAAGCTGTGTTCAGTCTACCGGAGCAACAACTCGGGGCGATTACAGTCCAAGACTTCGCCGGGTCGACGTATGCTTTTCCCGACGTCAACGTGACCGCGCTCAAGAACATGCTTCCCCCTTCGGGGCGTCGGCCGGAAAACTTGCCGTGCTTGATGATCGTCAACGTATCCGTGGCGGTACTCAGCATTCCTTTCAAGAACATTCAAAGTATCTGCGTAGGTACGGAAGTGCTGTGGAATGCAACCGCCTGACAAGCCAGCGGATTTTCGACACACCGATCCGGCGTTTGTCGATCCAATGAAGGAACGCATCGAACTTCAGTGCCTCAAGTGCGCTATGCACGTGCACCTGTTCGTGCAGAAGTCGATGCGCCTTAAACCGGGCGATAAATTGTATGTAGACCCTGAGCAGCCTGAATGGGGGCGATGCCCGCGATGCCGACGAAAAACACTTCAAGTGCTCCACGTGCCAGCTATTACGCCTACACCGAGTGCTATCGGCTTTTGGAAGCTACCGGCGGGACCGGCCACTGGAAACTCGTCGGCTACCAAGACCGACCCCTCGGTTACGCCGAAAGAGTCCAAGTAACGCCCTTCGCGCAGACGACAGGGAAAGGGGTTGTAGCTGGCGTGCTGTACACCCTCGAGCGCCTTTACCTTGAAATGGGGCACGCCCTGCTCCTTCTTCAGGGAGAACTGTTGCAAAAGCTCGTGGGTCCAAACTATGTCTTTTGCGGGGGTCAACCCGCACCGGCGTACGAGCCGCGACCGCATCTACGAAACGTACGGCTCGCGAGCATCACCCAAGTTCCCGCGGAGATGACGCTGCCTGAAGTGGCCTTGCTTCTTCGTGCGAAGGAATGAACCGTCTCTCTTTTTTCTAGCTAACGCTTAGTGCGTGGTGCACACTGTGCACCAACTACGGAGGATCATGGCGATTCCTGGTGCTCGTGTTCTTTCTCTGGATAACCCCCGCCCGCCGCAAGCGGCTCCCTACGTACAACCGGGAGCCGGTGCGCACGCTACGGGGTACGCCGCGGGGGTCGCTGCGCGACGCTCCGGTACGTTACCCAAGTACAACGGTCCTGTTGGAGGGCTTCCCTCGCCCCCCATGCCGGCGCTTGAACAACCGCATCGCGATGGCATGACCATGGCGGCGCAAGCGCAGATGACGCGCGGCCCTGATGCCAGCCGTAATGTTCAGCGGGCAATGGCGGGGCACGCGCAAACCGGCAGCATCGTAATCCCGGAAGATGCCATGCCTCCTCCCCCGCAAATGCCTATGGCAGGGCCGCGGCTTCATCCGCTGGACACGCTGCCTGAGGAAGCCATCCAAGATCCCCAGTTTCATCGGGGTACGGGAAGCTTGATGGCCCAATCCCAACCTCACCTGGCCATGAAGTACGGGGTGATTCGTGACGGGCAGCGGTTGACGCCCAACGACGTGATGGGAGGTCCCACCGCTTCCCCCGGAGGGATGCGCGGGAACAAAGCGCGGCGGTCTCCCGACGTCATTGCGCGGGAGCTGAAACAAGCCTTGATGGCGCCCCCGGGAGCGCCAGGGGAAACCGATGCGGGTCCTGAGCCGCCCCCGGGTATTCCCCGTTCTGTCGCCGAGGCTGAAGCGCAAGCGGCTCAAGGGCCTGGGGGTGCGGCCAGCCGCGCGGGAGCTTCCCCGGTGGTCCCGGGCTTGGATGCCAGCACGCCAGAATCTGAGGCCAAGGCCAAACGGCTTTTGAACGAAATGGATGACTTCGACTTCGAGCGCCTACGGCGCGAGATGTTGTCCGACATCCTGAAGAACCCAAAGCAGCGCGAGGACGTTGAAAAGCGCCTCGAAGCGCTCGACATCGGGGAGCTCATTACGCGCAATGTCATTCAGCAACGCGTCCCGATTCTTCCCGGTAAGTTCATGCCGACGTTCGAGTCAATGCAGGGAGGTATTGAGCTGCGCCTGAAACAACTCTTGGTACGTGAGTCTAGCAGCGTTGCCGTAACGGAAGCGTACCTGCTCGACAAGTACGCTGTCATGACCACCACGGCGGGAACGGTCGCGATCAATGGTGTGCCTTTGCCCCCCATGTACGACGAGCGCGGCGACTTCAGTGAAGACCTTTTTTGGGCCAAGTTTGAGTGGATGCTCAAGCGCAACATTCACATGTTGGCGTCGCTCGGTGTGCATTACTCCTGGTTCGAGCAACGCGTGCGTAAGTTGTTCGTAGCCTCTGAGGGAAAAGATGGTTGAACACCACGGAAGGGTGGTTCAAGGCGCAGCTTCTGTTTCATACGCTGCAGAAGATGCCGCCTGCTGGTTCCCTTCAAGAGTGGGTTCTCATCTTATACCTCGACAAAACGGAGGATATTGAGCATTCGAAGTTCAGAGCACTCGTACAGGTAGTGCTGACCGTTGGAGCCGAAAACCAGGACGCCGGTCTTGAAGCCTTCGAAGAGTACATGAATAAGGCATTCCCAAGTTTGAAGACCAAGAAGAAGAAGAAACGCGACGAGCTCATGGACGTACTGAAGCAGTGGGTAGGGCAAGGGCCCTTGCGTGTGTCGCCAATGGGCGACGGCCAGGTACGTGGACGCAGCAAAATGGTTAAGCGCATCGCAAGCGTTGAAACAGGCGCGGTAGCCCGCGCGACAGCCCGTATTGGGAATATTCGACCCCGATGAACAAGGATGAAGCCAAGTATTGCCCTCAGTGTGGCGCGGCCTCCCTCGACATCAGTGCCCTCGCGAACACGCCCGTTCATTGCCGGGCGTGTGCCTGGACGGGCGCTGCCGAAGCGCTGTACACCGTACCCTTCTTCTATGCCCAGGGTAGCCGGGAGGGTATTGCCAACGAACTGCTCAACGACCTGAGGCGCTTTCTGAGCAGTGAGCGTTTCATGGTGGGCTTCGTCGGTTTTCTTGGACGTTGGGGCTTCGTGAATCTGCAGCAGGAAAAGAAGCTTCTGGCGATCAACGTCGCACGGTACGCCGCCGCTACGGCGCGCGCCGTTTTGACATCCGTCATTGAAGAGCGCGAAAAGGTTGAGAAGGAGGCATGCGGCAATGGCCGACCCGAGTCCCGCGGATAAGCTCACGTGTTTCTTGGATCAGGGACGCTTCTGCGACGCGGATTGCATGGCCTACAAGGTTGTACCGGATGGAAATCAGCAACTGGACGGAGGGCAACAGCATTGCGTGCTCCTTTCTGCGCTCGAGCGTACGGGGCGCGCTCTGCAGGGAATCGGGGGTCTGATGAATGCATTGAATACGCGCTGGCGTAAGCAAAGCGAAGATGCACAAAGGGGCGGGCCTCTTGCACCCCCGGACCCCTTGGGTAAACGCTGATGTTGCACGCACAAATCGTTGGGTACTGGCGCGGGGGTTCTTTCGATGGAAAGAGTTTTCCGACGGCCAAAATAAGCTTGATGCTTCCCGGGGATTACCCGGTCGACGTTACGGTTACCGAGAGCTATTTGCAGCAGCTTTTGGAGAACCAAAGCGCTCTCGTTGAGGAACCGCGTGCTCCCGGCGGGGACATGCTGAGCGTTCCTAACGAGTCAACGCTCATTGCTTGGGCTTCCTTACCGGACGCTACCTGCCCTGCGCGCGTCAAGCTGGCAATGCGGGATCATCAGCTTCCTGCGCAGCTTCCTTCCGATAAGTTGGCGCAGATCGTCGCGACTATTTTGAAGGAGTATACAGAAGCTGATTGGGCCGCGCTTGAGACGAAGTACGCCTCACCTCGTCCGGCGGCACCGCAGCCGCCCAATGTAGGTACGGTGGAATGGGGGGAGGGCAGCATCATGCGCCCGAGCGTACCTTCGCGAACCGTACCCAAGAACGATGCGGGGTGGCCGCTGGTGTCGGACCCCCAAAGGGAGGATCCCGGGGAGGTATCCACCCCCAGTGATGAGGACGGGGTTCCCGAGTTCTGATGTACTTCATTTGCCCCGAGCTTCACTTTGCTTTACGCGCGGTGGGCGGCGATGCCAACGAGGTCGCCGCCCTTTTGGGGCCGACGTCACCTCAAGCGAACGCAGCGTGCCCTGAGTGCCATAAGCTCCTCAAGCAAGGCGTCTTCATCGACGCTTCACTGCTAGCACGTGTTACGCCCGTGCTGCGGGAGGTAACGCCCTTGGAAGCCCACCTTGCTCTTGAGGGGCTGGGCTTTCCCGATGAGAGGGATTGTGCCGAAGAGATTGTGCGGGGTGTTCTCCTTGGTAAGTCCATCCGATCTGTGCAAGCCCACGGCATTCGAGGAACACACCGCACCGTCATCGATAGCATCACGTTCGAGGATGGTACCACCATGTTCTTCAGCGGTAGCCAATGGGGTGCCCTCGTTTACCGCTTGCGAAAACCCAACCCCTTCTTGAGTAAGGAGAGCCCGTGACAGTTCTCGAGGTACGTTACCGGCGGTTACAAACCAAGGACAACGGGGAGTACCCCTACGCCGGCTGCTTTGTTTTTGAGGGTGTAACCGAAGAGTTCCCGGCGCTCTTCTACCGGCAGCTCATCGGGCGTTTGCACGATCTGCTGAAGGAGCACCCTACCCTTGACCGCCTTCTGTTTCAGCGAACAGAGCGCAGGGGCATCCTTCCCTTTGAGCTCGGCCCCGGTACGTTTCAGCTCCTGCGCGAGGACCCCGTTGCGGCGTACCGTGCGATGACCGTGGAGATTGACCGAGGGGCTTCGGTTAGCGCGGCCACGCTGGGTACGGAGGGAGCTACGTTTGGGCGTTACCTTTACCTGCGCATTCAGCGCGGCGAAGTTTCGGACCCGTTAACGGGGCAACGGCTCAACCTGGCCTATGGGGAGAAGCAGGGCTGGAAGATCCGCGCGCAGAACAGCGCCTCGGACACGTGGCTTCCTTTGTTCTCCGTGATTGATGATGCGCCCTTGGGCGCTACGGCGATCGAGCGCATCGCGTACATGCACTGGGCGCTGCTTGACGTCGAGTATCTTCTTAAGCTGGATCATCCAGCGTTTTACTTGCCTTGCCCGTGGAACACGACGGGCCCTTGGGTTACACGGGAAGAGCTTCAGCAACGTTACGCGCAATGTTACGCGCAAAGTAAGGAAGGTATGTCATGACGACTGGTGTTCGTATTCCGCGTGATCAGATGAACGACCCGGAGGATCGGGGAACTCCTTTTGCTGCGGGCGCGGGTGTTCCCGCTTTGATGGTTCCTGCCAAGTGGTACGACGAGCAGGGGCGCCCTCATCAAGAGTACGTTTTCGTGGTGGGAAACGTTGCCTACAGGGATCCTAACGGGGAAGCGTGGGCAGACAGCTTGCAGGTATTTAAGGATCCGGTGGCCACGAAGGTTGTGCAGCAGGCCAACGCGCAATTTGAAGCCATGGTGCTGGCCGTTATCCGAAAGTCCAAGCTGCAGATGCCCCTGCCCGCGGGCAGCGACGGGGTCGAGGTTCTTGCTGATGAAACGGATCGAAGTGTCGTTGCACCCGCTTCATGATTGGACGCTCGTGCAGATGGACCCGGCGCTGCACGAGGGGGTATCCCCCGGGGGTTTGCTTCTAGTGCGACCGCCCCTTGTGCGCACGGGGACGGTTGTTGCCGTAGGCGTTGGCCGCCTTTTCGTGGACGAGGTTTTTCGCGCGACGGAGGTAAAGGTCGGGGAACGCGTGGCTTTCCTCGCCGCCACGATGGACACCAAGCAAGGACATCAGATGCAGGGTACCCTTGGGGAAGAACGCGCGCTGATCCGCGAGAGCGACATCCTGTTCGTCATTGAAGAGGGGAACCCCCACCTCGACAAGTAGGAAGCATGCTGCTGGTAAACCAAACGAGCCCGGGCCACTTCGAGCTTAATTACATGTGGTTGCCGACTTGGCTCGGTATGAATGCAGAGCGTAAGCGCCAGGTAGAAGAGCACATCTGCGCCGTCTTCGTTGGGAAGGAAGCGACCCCCGAAGACCTTCATCGCGAAATCATCGACCACCTCTGTCAACAGTTTCCGCTCATCGATGGGCTTTCTGCCTATCTGCATGCGGTGGAAGGCATCGTGTTGTGCGCCGAGAAAGAATCGAGGGCGTGTGGACCGCAAGGATGACCGCCTTCACCTGCGCATCAGCGTACAGTTGAAGCGGAGCATTCAAGCGTACTGCACGAAGTACAACATTGATGTTTCTACCCTAACCACACGCTTTTTTGAACGGGTGGTCGCTAATGAACGAGCGCGTGAACAACGCGAACAAGCCGCGTCCCGTGAATAAGAGCGACGCAGGTGCTTCGCGCACCATCAACATCCCTGAAAATCTGGGGGTGGAGGGATTTATTCACGGGCTGCGGGAAGTGCTTCGTCTACCTCGCGTTCAACGCGTCGTTATTGAGGTCGGGCACCTAACGTTCTTTCAAACAGTACCAAAAGATGCGGCGGAGATTACGCCGAACGTCAACGTGTCGTTTGATCACCTGCGCCCTTACAACATCATCCGAAACGCGCCAACGCGGGAGCTTCAGTACCCCTTGACCCTGGGGGCGTCGGCGGTGCTGACCGCGATGTTGGATGTGACGTGCTTGAGCGGCTACACCCCGATTGCCTTCGTTGTTTCAGTTAACACGACACTGTGGAATTGGTTGTATTTCCGCGATGACCTCGAGGTAAAGAGCCGCGATACCTTGCTTGGTTACCCCGTGTTAACCGATACGCAGATACCGGAGACCGCACTTGTTCTTTGCGTCGGCGTTGACGGTACGACGGCGCTCTTGGACACGCGCTTGTCCCTGAAAGCAGAGATGCTGAACGCACCCAGCGTCGGCAGAGAAGAGGTGGATGTTCTATGAGACCCTTGGCGCTGGCCGCAATTCAAGCGGGCTTGATCGATGACGATACCCTGGCGCAGTTCCAGCGATGGGGCTTCGTCCCCCGCACGTTGGACAAGCGCGTTCAGGAAGACCCTGACCTCATCGTGGAGCGCATTCAGTTTGCGCTCGAGGCTGAAGAACAAGTTCGCATGCAGAGCACGGATCTCGATCTGCTCAAGTTTTACCTGGACCCGAAGAACCAGATACAGGGGCAGATGGTCATCGCTACGGAAGATGCCAAGGCGACCAAGGCCGTGACCTTTGCAAAGCGCGAGCGCAGCGCGGTCGTTCAGTACATCATCCCCTGGATCTCCGAGAGCGTTGTGGATATCGTGACCAATGGCAAGACGTACCTACGCTATGTCCTGGAGAACCGGCACGTGAAAGTGTATTTCGACCATGTTGAGGAGCTTTACTTCGGCGATGTCAAAGCGTTCATGGTCGGTACGGGTATGGAATCATGGTAGCCGTTGACACCATGCTTCAAGTGCTCCACGCAAAGTACGGCTTTGAACCGGCGGAGAAAGGGGTCACAACGCTTGCTGAGGGAAAGCAGCAGCTGCGCCTCTTCGCTCGAGTTCAGCGCGTTGCTAATTGGCTTCTCTTCATCGATAAGCTTCTCGGCGAAGAGCTCAGCCATTCTTGGCGTTTGCTCCTCGCGCAGAAGTACATCAAACGCGTCCCGCGCAAGGACGCCCAGATGGTCAAGGGCTGGCTCTTTATTCTCTCAGCGCAGGACTTAGAGGCAGCGTGTGTGGAGATTGCGGCCATTGCGAAGGCGGCGCCCACTCCGCGGGCAAGCGTGGATGAAATGCCCTTGCCTGGGGGTGGGTTGCACCGCAATCTCAGTTCAACGCGTGGTAAGGGCGCTCGTCCAACGGTCAGTAGTGGGGGCCAACCCTCCTTTGAGTTTTTCGGGCGTAGGTAAAGCGCATGTCCATCAATGAAACCGCATTCGACGCACGGGCTTTTCGTCAAGTCGCTGGCGACTTGTACGCATCAGCCGCTGTAACCGAGGCCGAGGTCGAAGCGGCGCGCCAGAACATGCTGACGCTTAAGAAGGCCGCCGCGGAAAAGAGGGTGGCCCTCTATAAGATTGAGGTGCAGTTCGGCCGTAATCATCACGTCAACGGTGAGTCCACCTACGGCATGCTGACCTTGTGGGAAAGCGGTACGAAGCTTCACGGCGGGGGCGACGCCATGCTTTATGTGTGTCCGGGGAAGTACATGAAGCGCAACGACTGCGAACATGTCATCCCCGACGCCGTCAATGGCCGTTCCGTTGTTGTTTGCCCGAGCTGTTTGACTGCCTGGAGTAATCAACAGCTTATTGGGCAGCACGCCTACCGCTTTTCAATTCAAACGTGGGCCGAGGTCATTCAAACGTGGTTTCTGCGCTTGGATATGAACGCCGACCTTCGCATAAAGTACTTTTACGATGATATTCGTGCCGCCTCAGCGGCAGAGCAAGAAAAGGAACTGCGGGGCGAGCTACTTGAAAAGGCGCGTGCAGCGCCTCGCCGTATCTCGCGCGTGTACTTGCTCAATGATCTCATCAAAGATGTCAATGCGGGCGCAAGCATGTACACTAGGATCCTCGCCTTTTTGAGGACGTAGCCCTATGTTTACGCTGGAGCCCGAGAAAGAACCCGACGAGTACGTACGCAAGATGCACTTGCTGGCTGTCAGCGAGCACATGATCACGTATTTGAGCGAGAACTACGATTCGGGTACCGACGCTCCGCCGGCCAAAGTTATCGAAACACATGCGCTTCCTGTCGCGCAAAGTGTTGTACCCGGTGGAATCATTGCGGAGTTCATCGCGAATCTTTCCCGTTACAGCGACGAGCTTCGGGGGGATATTCGGCTGTACCACCGCACTAAGGAAAATGCTCATGTCCTGGGAACCCCCGCCCCAATCCCCGCTGCTGCTCAATCGAAAGCAGCGAAGAGCCCGCGCCGCGCAAGAACGGCGAAAAAATAAACCACCCATCGGAGAACGAATGCCTGACAGCGCTGATCTACCGCAACGTGTGCGCCAACTGGACTTGGTTGTTGATTCCATGCGCACCGCTTTCAACCGTAACCATCGCGCCTACAGTGAGGCGCTGAGCGCCGTGGACGGTCACCTCGCTGTACTGCGCGCTGTCATCAATGACTTGGTGCGCAACGAAGTCACCGTCATCAAGGAGGGTGAGAGCACGGGGAGCGTTGACTGGGACACCTACTACGGGTGGTACAACGATTTCATCAAGAGGCAGGCTGCAGCGGATGCCGCCGCGAAAGAGGGCGCGGCACCCGTCGTAGAATCCCTGCCCACGAGTGAAGAGCTTTTTGGAGGAGACCATGGCAGTCGGGATCGATCGGTATCTGAAGGCATCGCGGACGCGGGCGTCGAAGCCCGCCCGTAACTTGCAAGACGGCTCGGTGGTGTTGGCGACCACGACGGTGCATGGCCCGCGGCAGATGCGCTGCATGCACTGCCATGGGATGGCGGGGCCCGCGCGTAACGGCGCCGGTCAAGAGGTTCTGCGTTGCTCGGGCTGTGGCACCGAATCAGTGCTGAGGCCCCTGTGACGCTTTTGTTGGAGTCCGACGCGTCTTCCCCCGCCGAAGCGGAGCGGCAAGTGGACGCGGCCCTTGATGAATTCGATGGCTACTTCCGCACCATCCAGACCGACGCCTACGAGGGGGCTGCCCTTGGCCTTAGTCCACCCGAGCGCGCCATCATCAAGACCTTCTGCGCGTACTTTCTTGGGTTGGGCCCCCGTAATCCCCGTGCTGCGTCCAAGGAAGGAGCCGCCCATGCCGCGCCGCATCGCCGCTGAGATGACCTGCGACCGCTGTGGGCGTATTTGGTACGCCGACTTCAGCGTGGAAAAGCAGGACGTGACTTGCGCGTCCCTCGAGCTCTCCATTCGGGAAGCGAACGGGGAGGAGCGCAAGGTGTGCTTCGAGGCCCTTTGCGATGTGTGCGCCGCGTCGGTCGCGGGGTACTTGACGGCCATCACGCGCAAGATGAAGAAGGCCAGCCCGCAGCGCAAACCGAAGGCTAAAAAGGAGGGAGCGGTCGCGACCCCCTCCCCTTTTGGTACCCTTCCAGCGTCTACGCCGTCGCCCCTGGGGTCACCTGGGGGGCATACCGTCGCGGCGCCGGCAGTACCTGCCGCTCCAATTCCCACCCGTTCCACCGGAACACCGCCTCGAGCCACGGCGCGCCCAGGGCACGCCGCACCTTAAACGACGCTCCACGCATCAAGCGCACCAAGTGCTCCACGCCCCCTTCGCGCGCCGCGGAGTACAGCACGCTCACACCCGTGGCTTGTTCGAAAGGCCCGTAGGTCACGCGAACGCGCCCTCCCTCGAGGGTTTTGACGGGGTCGCCGAGCAGCGTGTGCTCGTCTGGGATAGCGAGGTGAACCAACGCTTGTCCCCCGGAAGGGTGGGGCTTGCCCGCGTGACAGAGGGAGGAATGATCCCCCTCTTCATACAGAGAGAGGTGGTCGACGCGCCAGCCAAAGAAGGTTTGGCCCAGCGCGACCAGGGCCACTTCCTTAGAGACGCCGGTAAAAGACTTTTGCGGCAGCCCTTTGGCGGCTGCGCGCAGGTCTTCATCCAGGCGTCCAATGTACGTAGCGAGGGCGCGATGCACTGGAATGAAGATTTCTTCGGACCCTTCGGACCCCATGTGCAGGTGCCAAACGGCTTGTTCTTTTTCGGGGGGCGCAATGAGCAGCCCCGTCGTGACCGTATTGTTGATCGTATAGTTGCGCATCAAGCTCTCCTCTCGAGAAGTTCAGTACCCCCAGTACTGTTATTCCCGATTAAGAGGAGAACTTCGTGTTAGGCGTCGCCGTAGGGTTCGGACGACTGAATAGCGGCTTCAAGCGCACTCAGCGTGAACGACTTGGCGAGCTCTGCCGCTTTGCCTGTCACCCGCGTGCCACGAAGAATACCCAGCGCTAGGCGTGCCGCTTCAACATTGTGCAGTTCCAGACCGCATAGATTTTCGGATGCGCCGGCTTCACCGGTTTGTGCCAGGGTGGCCCGACACAGCTCGAGGCTGACCTCGGCGTTGTGCAAGTGATTCATGAGGGCCTCCATTGCGTGTATAATGCGTCGCTTTAGCTTGATAGCAAGAATAAAGTGCACTTACACGTGCATCTGTAGTGCGTTTCCTTCATTGAACCGAGGGCTACTTGTTGAAGAATAGCCCCGGGCGTACGCCCGGGCCTTTCCCAACAAGCGAGCCATCACGTGGCAGACGCGTCGTTCGCTGTGTCATCACCGCTGACCCAACCGCCGACCAGGCAGCCGATGGAGTACAGCCCGTAGAGAACGCCGCCGGCCACCGCGATGCTGGCAGCGCCTTTACCCACGTCAACCGCGTGATCCCGCAAGGACTTCGGGCCGGGGGCTTCCAAGGCCACCGTAACCTTGACCCGCTCTGCCAAGATTTGGCCGAGGGTGAACGTCTCTTCCGCCGCGTGTTGCTGTGTCGAAATCGGGATGTTCAGGCTGGGGGCCTCGACGCGGGTGGGTTGAGTCGAGCGCTGCGAAACCACGGTGTTGTTCGTGTCCATGTTGTTGTTTCCTTGATCAGAGGTTGTTGTAGATGCGTTCCTCTGCTCATTGTTGTTATGCCTGCTATCCGCGAGCTTTTGCAGCGCTTCGGGCAACAGAACACCGAAGCACAGATCACTGTTCATTTCTTTCCCTTCTTGATGGCTTTAGCGATGATGAGCGCCAGGCCCAACGTTTTCGAGATGATCGACATGGCTGAAAGCATAGGTCTCTCCAGTATTGTTATACCTTGTAGATCCGCAGGTTTTCTCGTGAGCTCCCGTGGTAAAGTGTTGACAACCCATGCCTTTCTCCTCGACAGATATCGCTTCTCTGACCGGCGGCTTCTCTCAGCAGACAATGTTGCAGCAGCAGCAAGCGGCGATGCTGACGCAACAATTTGGTGGGTACTCCCCCAATTCAATGGCGCATCCCGTAGCGTCGACGGGGGAACAATTTTCCGGAATGTTGATGCAGAACATGAGCCAGATGGGCATGTCTGCAATGGGCAGCCAACGACTCAATGGAATGGGCTGGGGTATCGCAGCGCCGTTTACGCAAACAGGCCAATTCATGATGGGTCAAATGGCATACGGCGCTCAACAACAGCAGATGCTGGATTCCAACCTGCGCCAGTCCTACCGCTTCCCTAATTCCTTTGGCGGCCGAGGTTTTTCTGGAACGGATACCGCTTTAATCGGTTCGAGTTTGCGACAGGCATCGCATCAGCGGGGTCCGGGCGGGGAGAGCGCAAGCTTCGAAGAGCTTGGGCAGCTCGCATCCAACATGGGCCGTATGGGCATGGCCGAAGGGGTACGCTCGGTCAAAGATTTCAACGAGAAGTTCAAGACGATGCTGAGCACGGTCAAGACCATCGCGACCGAGCTGGGCACGTCCCTAGAGGAAGCGCAGAAGGTCATGGCTTCCTTGAAAGGCACCGGCATCTTCAAAGGCCAAGGGCAGTTCACCTCCTTGATGCGCCAGGGAGCGCTTGCCGGGAACATGTCGATAGCGGAGATGAGCTCGGCGGCCATGATGGGCGCGCAAATCTCCCGGTCCGTTGGTGGCCTTGGTAAATCCGGAGCTTATGCGGGCGTGCACACGCTCTCCAACATCGGCGCCGCGACACAAGCCGGGGTCATGAGCGAAGAGGACATCTACAACGCTACCGGATTGACGGGCGCTGAAGGGCGGCAAGCCATGGCGCAGAACATGATGAGCACCGACGCGCACTTCTTTAGTGGGCAACTCGGGCGGCGCGCTCTGGCGGCCATGGCCGGCAAAAACGGTCAATTGGACCTTTCTGCCATGCGCACTTTCATGAGTGGGGGCGTGGGCACCGGGGGAACCATGGCGATGGCCCGGCAGCACACCGGGGGTCTTGGGGGGCGCGCCAACTTCATTCGAAACGAAGGGCGTCTGCGCGGCGAAGCCATGAAGGCGTTTGGGGGATTGGGCACGGCCATGGTGGCCAAGAACTGGCTCGAGTCCCAGGGCAAGGACATGGACGCGATGGACGACCGGTCCATGCTCTTCTTCCAACGCAAGTTCGGCGTTGGGCGCGATGAAGCCGATCAGATGATCAAGATGGCCCGCAACATGGACACCATCTTGGCGCAACGGCAGAAGTCCCAAGAAAACGATCAGTACCTACGCCGGGCAGATCAAGCCGATCGCGCCAGCAAACCCGAAGAGATCGTTAAGCGTTTGGAGATGGCGCGCAACGAGATCAATGACGGTTTACGGGAAGTGGGCGCCAGCTTTTATAAGAGCATGGCGACGAGCATTGGCGAGTTCATGGGCAAGATGTCCGGCGAATACGTTCAGCGTCGGCGCGCGGCCATGGCGGGCATTGTCAATCAAATGCTGAAGGGCGGCCCCGGTACTGACTCGATGATGGCGAAGGAGCTCGGTATTGTAAAGGGCGCCCATGGGTACGAAGCCCTCGGGGGACAGAGCGCTGGTAGTAAAGCCATAGGGGCTGACTTGTTTGGAGATAGCAAACTCTCCGGAGCGCAGTTCAATCGGTTTTTGGGCTCTAACGCGCAGCGCTTTCGTGACGCTGGGTATGACATTACGGGCGCCAAGAGCATGGGGGATGTCAACGCCATTCAGCAGCAAGCGTTTCAAGCGGCGCTGGGCTTCTCCGTGGGGGGTTCCAAGAGGGGCGGCGAAGGCTTTGATGAAAAGACCCAAGCGGCTTTCGGTGCTTTGGCGGGCAATGGCATCAAAGGCTACGGCGCGGAGTTCACCAAGAGCTTTGAGACCATATTGGGTCAGCTGGATACTTCTGGGGGGAAGATGCTGGCGCGGAAGTTCAAGGATGCGAGCGCAAAAGAACGCGGACGCATGATGAGCGACATCTTGGAGAAATCCGGTCTGAAAGATGTGTACGCGGACCGTTTGCAGGCGCCAAGTGCGTTTGGCAGCAGTGCGATGGGAAGCAAGTACGCAACGCTTGATGCAGAGAACCGTGCCGTCGGCGGTCTCATTCTGGGGGATCGCTCGCGCTACGGCGCAGAGGGGCCGGAAGGTATCGGACACCGCATTCAATCCCTTGGCGGGGACATGTCGCTTTTGATGGGCGGCGATCAATCCCGTGGGGGGCGCGGGGTTGCAAAGGCGACCAACTGGTTGTCTAAGCAATTCAGCGGCGTCGACGCTTTCATGAAGGACTACATGTCCGATACTGCAAAGGGTGCGGAGAACCGCAACCAAGTGGGTGGCGCGGTAAGCGATTCCGTCGAAGCGATGACTCTTGGAATAACCGGGGGGCGTCTTGGGGGTTGGTTCGGGGATAAGGCCAAGAGCTTGTTGGGGGGCGCCACCGATACGGAGCGACAAGGCGTCGCGGAGTTTTTGAAGGGAGATTCCGCGCGCACGATGGCCGGTACGCTACTGACCGGGGACTCCAAAGCGGTAAACCAAACCCTGGGGGACATTAGTAAGCGCCGCGGTTCGTTGGCGGGTATGAAAAACCGAACGGCCATTGAGGGTGCAGAGATGAAAGGGCTTCAAGCGCTCGAAGCCATGGGGCGCATTCGGGCGGCGGGGGGACAACCCACCAAAGACCAGTTGGCTCAAATTGCGAAGCAAACTGGGTATGGGGACGTTGCTTCCATGTTGAATGCATCTGGGGGCGCAGACGCTACAGCGCGTCATGAATGGTTGCGGGATCGCGCCCAAGCGTTTGAAGGTATGGGAATGCAAG